GTACGTCAGCCCTGCTCTGTCATAACGCACAGTTCGACGGTGGAATTCTTTCGTTCATCTTTGACATCACCCCTGCCTATTACTTCGATACCCTTTGCATGGCGCGAGCCATTCACGGTGTTGATGCCGGTGGATCATTATCTGCGCTTGTCGAAAGGTATGCGTTGGGTAAGAAAGGTACAGAGGTTAGTAACGCAGCCAACAAGCACCGTAAAGACTTTACGGCTGAAGAACTTGCCCGGTATGCAGGATATTGCATAAACGATGTTGAACTGACCTTTAAGTTGTTCAATGCGATAATGGCTGAATATTTCCCGCAAAAAGAACTAGATCTGATCGACATGACGCTGCGGATGTATACGCAGCCCGTACTCCGTGTGAACCCCACACTGCTCCGTGACCGACTTGACGAGATCAAGCAGGAGAAGAGCACTTTGTTGCGTGGGCTGATGGACACCCTGCAAGTGGGTGACGAGGAGGAAGTGCGTAAAAAGTTGGCGAGCAACCCGCAGTTTGCTGCCGTGTTGAAAGATTTGGGCATAGACGTTCCGATGAAGAAATCTTTAACGACAGGTAAGGAGACGTTTGCTCTCGCCAAGAACGATGTGGGGTTCATCGAACTTCAGAATCACGAAGACCCTGTCGTGCAGCAACTTTGCGCGGTTCGTCTGGGTACTAAGTCCACGATAGAGGAGTCACGCATTGAGCGATTTATTGGTATTGGCTCTCGGAATCGTGGCCGGCTTCCTATCCCGCTTAAATATTACGGCGCTCATACAGGTCGTTGGGCGGGTTCGGATGCGGTTAATTTTCAGAATCTGCCAAGCCGTGATGCCCAGAAGAAAGCACTGAAGAAGTCGGTCGTAGCTCCCGATGGGCACTTGGTTATTAATTGTGACAGTTCACAGATTGAGGCGCGTGTGCTGGCGTGGCTTGCAGGTCAGGATGATTTGGTCGAGCAGTTTAAGAAAGGCGAGGACGTGTACAGCGTATTCGCCAGCAAGATCTACGAGCGTCCGATCAGTAAGAAAGATCCAGTTGAAAGGTTCGTGGGCAAGACCTGCATTCTTGGACTGGGTTACGGCACAGGTGCTGCCAAACTGCGTCATACATTAAAGACGCAGCCGCCCGGTGCTGATCTGGACGAAGACACCTGCAAGGGCATAGTCGATCTGTATCGGGATACCAACGACAAGATTCCTAAACTTTGGACTGCGGCCAACAACGCTGTCAAAGACATCCTCAGATGGGACGATGCTGAGATGATGGAGTATTCGTTGGGCGAGCATGACGCACTGCGTGTGAACCGGATCGGTATCAAACTCCCTAATGATTTGTATATCCGATACCCCGGCCTACACATGAACGAGGACAACAAGATTGCTTACAAGTCCCGCAAAGGTGTGGTGACTCTGTGGGGTGGGTCGGTTGTTGAGAACGTAGTGCAAGCACTAGCCAGAATTATCGTGGGCGAGCAGATGCTTACGGTCAAAGAAAGGTATCGGCCAGTGCTGACCGTGCATGACGCAGCGGTTGTGATCGTGCCAGAAAACGATATCGAAGAAGCACTTGCGTTCATAACACAAGTAATGTCTACTCCTCCCAAGTGGGCGGTTGGGCTACCAGTAGCGTGTGAGGCGAAGTATGGAAGATCCTACGGAGACTGTAACTGATGAGGACTGGGACATACCCGACCCTCCCACAGAGATTGAGGCACTGCGTGAAGAGGTGCGCTCTTTACAGATATATGCGAAGACGCTTTCTCAGAACTACGCAGGGACATGGCGCGAAGTAGCCGCCATACGTAAGAAGTTACAAGAGTTGGGGTTGTAGTGTTTACTTGGTCATATAGTAGTCTCAAGGAATTCACGAACTGTCCGAAGCAGTATTACCACCTAAAGGTAAAGCAGGACTACGAGAAGAAAGCCACCGAGCAGATGCTCTACGGAACCGAAGTCCACAAGGCTTTGGAAGACTACGTAAGGGATGGAACTCCATTAGCTAAGAACTACCAGAGATTTCAGGGCCCTCTAGATGCGCTGATGGAAATACAAGGTACACGCTATCCCGAACATAAGATGGCGCTGTCCCATGACAAAATACCGTGCGATTTTGGGGATGAAAAAAGATGGGTGCGCGGTGTTGTCGACCTCTTGATTGTTGACGGCAAGTCCGCATACATTGTGGATTACAAGACAGGTAGTAATAAGTACGCTGACCCGAAGCAGTTGAAGTTGATGGCGTTGATGGCTTATGCCCACTTTCCTGACATTGTCAGTATCAAAGCAGGGTTGTTGTTCATCACCAAGAATGTGTTCGTGCCAGAAGAGTACGAACGTAGCGACATCGGCAGATTGTGGGCAGAGTTCACACCGAGTCTTGAGCGGTTAAGATTGGCGTATGAGAATGACTCATGGCCTCCGATGCCGACAGGTTTGTGCGGATGGTGTCCAGTAAATACTTGCAGGTTCTACCGGGAGAAATGAAATGCCGTACGTGAATAAACCCAGACCGTACAAGCACGAATATCAAATGCAGAAAAAGCGCGAGGAGCATCCTGATCGCATGGAGCGTCAACGCGCACGTCGCAAGGTAGACAAGACCGGCGCGGATAAGAACGGTAACGGTAAGGCTGATCGTCGTGAAGGCAAGGATATTGCTCACAAGAAAGCGTTATCGAAAGGTGGAACCAACAAAGATGGTTACACGATTCAGTCTGTAAAAAGGAATCGGTCGTTCCGTCGTAACCCAGACGGTTCGATTAAGTAACTCCATAAGGCGTGAGTGTGAGAGTAAGGGCGACCTGCGGCGGACTACCCATCCATGACACCGCAAACCACGTCAGTTAACGGCAAGCCCAAGCGTACTACCTAAATCAGTACAGCCTCCACCTTGAGCGTTAACCGTCTGGCCCACGTGACGGGCTTTTTGGAGTAAATATGATTGATGCAGTTTTTTACTGGTGCGTTGACTTCCTAGAGTACTGGGCCGCCCAGCTTGGGATGACCTATGAGGAAATCAATGTATACCTCTTCGTCGTTCTTACTCCGGCTATCATAGTTATCCAGTCTTTCCTGATCGCGGCATTGCTGCTGCGTAAATCCAAGTAGGTTTAGTTATGCAGATAGTCGAAGACACAGCGTTAAAGTTCAGTATTCCTGCAAAATTAGCAGACACAATCTACCAGAGCGTTGAGAAATGCGAAGTCACGAACGTCTGGGCAGACGCTAAAGAATTGATTCTGTACTGGGGTCACAACGAGGCGCGAATCGCTGCCACCATACTTGATGAGATGCAGCCTAACGTGACGCTGCCTAAGATCCCATCGCCCATTTTGAAGGACTACGACTGGCCGGGGATCTACAAACCGTTTGATCACCAACGTGATACGGCGTCATTCCTCTCGCTACGTCAGCGAGCGTTCTGCTTCAACGAGGCAGGGACAGGCAAGACCTCGGCTGCTATCTGGGCGGCTGACTACTTGATGAAGCAGAGGTTAATTAAGAAGGTGCTAGTTATCTGCCCTTTGTCGATCATGTATTCGGCATGGCAAGCAGACATCTTCAGAACTGCAATTCACAGAACGTGCGGTGTCGCACATGGCTCTGCGTCAAAGCGTAAGAAAGTATTAAGCGAGAACTACGATTTTACGATCATCAACTACGACGGCACAGGCGTTGTTCTGCCAGAACTTCAACAAGCGAAGTTTGACTTGATCATCGTTGACGAGGCTAACGCATACAAGACCGTCAACACAAAGCGTTGGAAGAATCTTGCTAAGATGATTGAGCCAACCACGTGGCTCTGGATGATGACTGGCACACCGGCATCGCAGTCACCGTTGGATGCGTTTGGTCTGGCTAAGTTGGTTAGTCCGGGGCGAGTTCCGAAGTTCACGACTGCTTGGCGCGACAAGGTCATGTATCCGGTGAGCCGATTTAAGTGGCTTCCAAAATACACCTATAAGGAAGATGTGTTTTACGCGCTACAACCTGCGGTTAGATACACAAAGAAAGAGTGTCTTGATCTGCCAGAACTTACTTATCAGACACGCATTGTGCCGCTTACTCCGCAAGTTGCTAAGTATTACAACGAGTTAAAGAAACAACTGCTGATAGAAGCAGCCGGAGCGCAGATCTCTGCTGTCAACGCAGCGGCGTCGTTACAGAAACTATTACAGATCAGCGGCGGTGCAGTGTATACGGACAAACAGCAAGTAGTGGAGTTCGACATCAAGCCGCGCTTAAACGCCTTGCAAGAAGTTTTAGATGAAACTACAAATAAGGTTGTAGTATTCGTTCCGTACCTGCATACTATCGACGTTCTCACGAAGTTCCTCGACAAGGAAGGCGTGACGAATGCAGTGATTCAAGGCTCGGTTGGCGCGAAGGAACGATCAACAATTATTGATCAGTTTCAGAAACTACCTGATCCAAGAGTGTTAGTGATTCAGCCACAGTCTGCGGCACACGGTATTACTTTGACCGCTGCCGATACGATTGTGTTCTGGTCGCCTGTGATGAGTGTTGAGACATATTTGCAGTGTATTGGACGCATCGAACGTGTAGGCCAGAAGAACGCTATGACGGTGGTTCACCTTCAAGGTTCTGAGGTTGAGAAGAAGATGTATACGATGCTGCAAGGAAAGGTAGACAGTCATCAAAGGATAGTAGATCTGTACAAACAAGAGTTGGATGAAGTGGAGGTACAGTGAATACAGAAGAGTTAGTCGAAGCGTATATCAATCTACGTAACGCACGTGAGAAGTTGCTTACGCAGTACGAAGCGGAAGATAAGAAGTTGCAGGATGAAATGGCTTTGTTAGAAAAGTCATTGCTTGATATCTGCAACACAGTTAACGCTGACAGTATCAAGACCGCGCATGGCACAGTCATGCGTAAATTGAACGAGCGTTTCTTCTGCCAAGACTGGGACAACTTCTACAAGTATGTTCTAGATAATGAAGCAGTTCAGTTGTTAGAGCGCCGCATTCACCAATCAAATTTCAGAGAACACTTGAAAGAGATTGAGGGCGATGGTCTCCCGCCGGGGGTCAACGTGATGCGGGAGTATGGTGTATCAGTACGTAAAGCAACCAGTAGGGAGTAACCCATGAGTAACGATATTATTGCTAGTCTGAAGAGCGAACTTGCGAACATCCCGCGAGGTGTTGATGACGACACCCGTGCAGTAGCAGGGTCAGGTGGTAACTTCGCCAAGCGCATCTCCATCAAGGGCGGCGTTTTCCGCAAGATGGCAGGTGGTAAAGAAATCGGTGCTATTGAAGATCGGCACATGAACGTGATCTTCGTTCGTATGGCTCACACGGCGAGCCGCCAGTATTACTCTGGCGCGTACAAGGAAGGCGAGAAGATCGCCCCTGCCTGTTGGTCAACGGACTCCAAGGTTCCTGACAAGGAAGTTAAGTCCCCACAAGCCGAGGCTTGCGACAAGTGTCCGTGGTCTGTGAAAGGCTCCGGTCAGGGTGGTAGCGGCACTGCCTGCCGTCTGTCGTGGCGTACTGCTGTTGTTCTTCCGAACGATCCGAGTGGCGATGTTATGCAGTTGGTTCTGCCTGCTACGTCCTGCTTTGGTAAGGAAGAGGGCGGCAAGTGGCCGTTCCGTCCGTACATCCAGAAACTCGCTGACAACGACATCAGCGCGGGTCGCGTCATCACTAAGATGCAGTTCGATACCAAGTCGCCTGTACCGAAGTTGCTGTTCTCGCCTGTTGGTGTTGTACCTGAAGGCGACATCGACACGATCATGAAGCAGCGTGAATCTGCGGCAGCAGAAACCGCTATCAAACTGAGCGTGTTCCAGACGGATGAAGGTCAGGTTAACGGCCCGATTGTTACTGGCCCCGCTGCTCTTGAAGAGCCGAAGTTGCGTGAATCGAAGAAGGCGAGCGATGCCGCCCCTGCCGGTGACGTGACTGACGTTGTCAAGAAGTGGGCGAAGAAGTAAGGAGTCGTTATGCGGTCTTACGGTCAGAAGTTTCTTCTGGAACTTAGAGACGCTGATCCTACGCGCTTGGGCGTTCAACTGGGTAGGTTGTGTGTCGATGCCAATCTCCCGGCTTTGTACGTTGCCAAGGTACTGAAGGTATCGAAGACAACTGTTTACGAATGGTTTCGTGGGCAGTACATCCGAGAGTCCAACCGTAGGACTGTGGAAGCGTTCATCAATCTCGTCGGTAAGGACATGGAGGCAGGTACTCTCCCTGCCAAAAGTGCTATTGATGCGAGGATGTACCTCTCAAGCATGGTAGGAGAATCGATTTGATCTAACGGTCTCGATTCTTTGTTTGGCGGGGTGGCCGTCGCCCCGCCTTTTTTATCTGTAGGCGCGTATGCGAAAAGAATTTTACGAGAAAGCATTACCGTCGCAGGGTTTGTACTGTGCAGCCGGGATCGACCGTGACGGTCGAACCTACCATCGGTTTGCAGAGTCGCTCAGCGAACTGGAAAACTTTGTTAACGAACTGCAAGAAGGTGAACTAAATGTATTCGTAGCACTGCACACGTTTAGCCAGCGTAGCCGGAAAGCCGAGTGCGCTGAGTATTGCAGAACCTTCTTTATTGATCTGGACGTTGATCCAGAGAACCCGAAGAAGTACGCCAGCAAGGACGAGGCGCTCTCTGCAATAGAAGACTTCTTAAAGGTAACTGAACTGCCTCCACCAGTCCGTGTAGATTCGGGCGGTGGTGTTCATGCCTATTGGATTCTGGATCAAGACGTACCAAGTGCGGAGTGGAAAACCTACGCATCCAAATTCAAAAAGTTATGTCTTGATCACTTGAAGATTGATCCTGCGGTAACGGCAGACTCTGCCCGTATCTTGCGTTGCCCAGACAGCCTTAACTACAAGCGTAATCCCCCCACGCCGACCAAACTTCTGGACACGGATTTCCAAGAATGGTCGTACGAAGAATTTAAGAATTACCTTGGACACACCAAGGACGACGTTGAACTGACTATCTTCGACACACTGCCCAAGGGCTTGGACGAGGATACCCGCAAGATTGCGCGGCTTGATAACTACGAGACTTCATTCCAAGACATCGCTGAGAAGAGCGTTACCGATAACGGCTGTGCCCAGATCAAGCACATCTTGATTAATGCAGCGACCTTGGAAGAACCCATGTGGTACGCAGGGCTGTCGATTGCACGGCACTGCACCGATTGGGAAACCGCCATCCACCTGATGTCCGAAGATCACCCGGAGTATAACCATGAAACAACTATTAGAAAGGCTAATCAAGCGTTTGGTAAACCGTTTTCGTGCGACAAGTTCAACGACCTCAACCCCGGCGGATGCGATGGATGCCCATTCAAAGGACGGATCACAAACCCCCTTGGTCTTGGAAGACGACTCATTGAAGCCCCGACAACCGAAACGATTAGTGAAGAGGACGCAGTTCGGATCGAAGCGAATCCCCAAGAAGTTCCGATCTTTCCCGCATTCCTCAAGCCGTTTGTCCGAGGACAGAACGGAGGAATCTACTACCTTCCCCCGCCAGAAATAGACGAGGATGGGCAGAAGGTACAGTCGCCTCCTGTAATGCTTTCGATGTGCGACTTCTTCCCGATTAAGCGCAAGTACAGTCCGGGGGCGGGTGAGATATACGTTATACGTGCGGTCATGCCGCATGAAATCCGTGAGTTTGATATGTCGATGGAGGCATTCAACTCACTCGACGCATTTAAAAAGGTTCTGGGTAAGGAGGGTATCGCCCCGCCGAACCAGAAACTATGGCCGATGTTGGTGGACTATATGACTAAATGGGCACATTACTTACAGTCACAGTCTGCTGCTGACTTGATCCGTGGGCAGATGGGTTGGTCTGAGGACAACTCTGCATTCATCATTGGCTCTGTTGAGTACGACAGGAACGGCATTGAGCGTAAGTCTGCTACGTCTCCCTTGGTGCGCGGCGTTGCCAAGATGATGGAGCCGCGAGGCAGTTACGAGAAGTGGAAGGAGTGCGCGAACGCTCTCAACCGGCCTGAGTTTGAGATGCACGCCTTCGCTGTAGGTATGGCGTTTGGCTCTCCGTTAATGCGGTTCTGCAAGACGAAGGGCATGACGTTCTGCTTTACGGGTAACACCGGTAGCGCGAAGACAGGCGCGTTGATTGCAGCGGTCAGCGTGTTCGCCTCGCCTATGGACGCAAGTGTGTTCAAGGCCACTGACAACGGCTTTGTCATGCGTTCCCTTAACTTTAAGAACATCCTGCTAGGCATCGACGAAGTTAAGGATAAAGATCCGAAAGAGTTATCTAACCTTATTCACACCATTTCCCAAGGCAAGGGAAAGGTACGTATGCAGGCAAGCGTCAATGCAGAACGTGAGCAAGAACTATCGGCAGCACAGATATCTTTATGGACTTCAAACGAATCAATGGTTGATAAGTTATACGCAGCAAAGCGAAACCCAACCGGTGAGATGGCTCGTTACATGGAGTACCGGATACCAAGACCGGCCTACTTGGAAGAGAACCCGAGTTGGGGTGAGCAAGTGTTCGACCCATTTAATAGTAACTACGGATGGGCAGGGCGAGATTTTGCCAAGAATCTGATAGTTACGCCCGATGCAGATATTGAGTTCCTGATAAAAAAGTGGCGTGAGCGTATCTTTAATTCCAAGTTTGGTAGGAACATTACGTTCCGCTTCTTCGAGAACGCTACCGCTGCCACCTTCGCAGCACTAGAGTTGGCACGTAACTTTGATATTGTAGAGTACGATCTAGACCGTGTGTTTGATGAAGTCATGCTTCGGTCGATCATGATCCGTGATAAGACTGTCAAAGAGCAGTTCGTAGACTACGAGGGTTTGGTAACCGAGTTCTTCAACGAGTACCACCGTGGCATTTTGATCTTCAATGGTGGCGTGAGCACTACGGAGATTTACGGCCCGTTGAAAGGACGGCTTGAGTTGGATACTGGACACTTCTTTATCCCCAAACAGAGTTTTGATGACTTCTTGATTCAGACCTGCAAAGTAAGCACCGCTGAGATGCAACAGGTTCTAACTAAAAAGGGTATCTTCCTTGGCATTGAAGAGAAGAAGCGCCTGTCTACGGGATGGAAGGGCGGCACTCTCAATGGCATTAAGTGCTACTCATTTAAGATAGATACATCTAAAGAGCAGATGGAGAAACTGATTGCAGAATCAAAATCAAAGTCTCACGGAGCCTGAATGGATCTTCCCATTTCAAGGCATGGAGGTCGGGGATTCATTCTTCATCCCTACGGTTAGACCTGCGGCTTTGATTTACGTCGTCGACTCTCGCGCCAAGGTTTATGGTATCAAGGTGAAAGCCTTTACCATGTCCAAGGATGGACACCTTGGCGTGAGGGTTTGGCGCGTAGCCTAGAAGAAGGCGTCTTCGTCCTCTGCATTAAGATCCGTTACATACTGAGACGTAGCGATACGCAGATTTCTTGGCTGGTAGACGCCCATAAGTGCTTCTCTTGCTCTGCGTTCACGTTCGCTGTACGACTTCGTGATGGTGTCACCCGTAATTCTGTAAGACGGATTGGCTTCGTTAAATGCTTGAATATCTTCAAGCGCCTTCTCCATCCCCTCTGCATTACCCGCCTTTCGTGCGGCATAAAGATTCGTCAAAAGGGCGACACGACGATTCTTCAATTTTTCACTAACCTGATAGGTCGCACCTCTCTGCGCCTGCGCCACCGCCAAATCTGCCGGGGCAAAACCCAAAATCTGCATCATTGAGTTATACGCATTAACGTCTTCAACGATGGGCAAACCATCGCGGGTCTGAGCGCCTTCAATACCGTAACGCATACCCTTAATCATGTTACGTATGGGGGCAGGCGTTAGCGCCTCGCTTGCACGGACTAGTTCTCCGTCAGCAAGATCGTTAAACCCACGACGAGCGGCTTCAACCAGTCCGTAGGTCGGCCCTGCCAGACGCTCCAAGATGTACACAGGTACACCTACCTCTGCCAATCGCTTCGGATCATCGCGCCACAGAAGGCCATAGAAACCAGTTCTAGAAGCAATATCCACGTTCAACAACTCGTTGACCGGGCCGTTCAATCCCAACGTGCCTACTGAATCCAACACCATTTGTTCAAGATCATACGGTTCGTCGTCATCGCCCATTATGAGAGATGCAAGTACTTCGGCAGCGCCAAAGAGGGGCAGACCCTTGATGCCTGCCAACATATACGTAGAGCCAAAGATGTACAGCAATTTCTTGCGTGCGACAGAGCGCACTAATCTACGTTCGGCTTCGTTCGGCTGACCCGCATTAATAGTCTCAATCGCCTGATTGAACGAGAAGGCAAGGTTCAAGATCATGTTCAGAGCGTGAGTTCTGAACGTAAGAGCGATACGACCAATGTCCGTCTGGTACAACCGGCTGTTCGTCTCAGGCGTGGTGGCTCCGTTGACATCGTAGTTAAGACGAATCGCCTCTTCCGATGCTTTGCCTACACTTACCCCCTGCCTGTTTGGATCAAATGCCTGCCCATCTACGTCGATGTTACGAGCCAGCATATAGGCAGCGAGCGCCGTGACTTCACGGTTCATACGCTCTGAACTACGGAACACGTAGCTCATTGCCAAGTTCACCTTGGCACTCAATCCCTCATAGCCCGGAACAGTAATGTTCTCTGCCTGAATCAGTTCTTGTTCAGCAGCAGTTCCCACTACAGATCTAGCCAACAACGTACGGAAGAAGCGATTGAACTCACGTCCGTGCGCCGTCTGCGCGTAAGCAGCAGGCATATTGTCGCCACCAAACGAGGCGGGCATATCGGCCAAACGCTTGTAGTCAAAGCTCAACCTACCGGTTTGCGGATCGCGGTACGAGTGCTTGAAGAACAACTGAATTGCCTGCCCCACGGCACGCGAAGCATTAACAGGGCCATACTTGGCGGCGAGTGTCGGCCACGCCATCATGGGAAGAATGGTCGTGTTAATCAGGGCTGAAGAGATGTTCAGCGCAATACTGTAGATGTAGTTAGCCTTGGAGATGGTGTAAACGTACGGCGAGTATTGCTGCAACTTCTTGGCAAACGTGACTCGAGAATCCAAGTCCTCACGCAGCGACTCAAGGTACGGATCATCTAGATCCGGCAACCCTGCATAAGCAGGTGCGCCCTTGTTGGCGCGATACGTGTTCAACTGCTCCTTGATTAGTTTCCTGACCTTCTCAAAGGGCATCGTGTACTTAAGATTGTTGATTTGATAAATGATGCCCGGAATGCGCTTCTCATACGCAGCCATGACATCTTCATCGTAACCAAGGCGTCCGTAATACATCGTATTGTTGAGCATGAAAGTCTTACGCGAGCTTATTTCTTGGCGCAGATCGTTGCCGTAAGCACCCGGCATGAACTCGACGAACGTATCAAACACCGTCTCTTTGGCGTTCTCAATATCGGCAGTGGCTACACCGGCTCTAGTCAGGGAGTCCTGCACGTTCTCAAGAAGTTCCTTGAGCAATCCCGGCGGCAAATTAGAGTCGCCATAATTTCTCTGGCGCAGCACCTTGGGTTCATCAAGGACAGTCATGCCTTGAGCACGCACCTGCCTCTCGGCGTTATCCCGCCCAGCCATACTGTCAAACAACTGACTGACTCGCGTGCCGTTGTTATCCAAATAGACAAGTTTGTACATACCCTCGCGTGGCAGGGGCAGATAGAACTTCAACCGGTTGTTCTGGAAGTTGGCCTTAATGCCTGCAATGATGTTGGCAGGGAGCCTGTTCATCAACTGCGTCAGTTTAATCTTGAACGCATTGTCGCTGTAGTTCCTGTAATCGGTGTATATGTCAGCAATTACCTGCTGAACATCAGTCGGCAACGCATAGAACCGATTGACTGCTTCGTGCAGAACTTTCTCATCAGGTGTCAGGGCGCTATACGCCGCGCTATTCGCAGGGATATTACGCATCCGCTGCGCTGCTACGTTCGGGACGAAACGCTCAAAGTCTCCGTTCGCGTTCAACTGTTCCTCAAGCACCGGAGCCTGAGACAGGTTAATTAGGTGCGCGATCTTGTTGAACTCATCCACGAACTGACTGTTGTTACGCAGAACCTCTCGGTACTTACTTGCCTGCTTGGTGAACTCCACCATCTCTCTTGTGGAGTCGTAGGCTTTTCTTTCGACCAAGTTGTTCAGGGCACGGAAAGCCGGTGCGTACTTCTCAAATAACTGCATCATATGGTGCATTGAGAACGTAGCCAGCTTCGCGTTACGCAACGAGTTAGGCACATTACTGAGCGAGTCGACCGTGCCAGTTAGTATCTCTCGGGTTGCTTCCGGTGCGTTCTGGGCTTGCCCCATTGCATTAGTCAGCGTGCGGTTGTACCACTTCTTCATGTACCGGATGTTGTTGTAACGCGGTACAAAGCGGGTCTTTCCGCTGATAACCTTGTTGTGAGCCTGCGTGATGATGTCTTGGATTTCGCGGTTGCTGTAAGCAACGTCTCGGCCAACCAGTTGGCTCAAGGCACGGGCGAACTTACGAATCAGGGCAGCAACACGGTTGAACGCAGCGCGATACTGCGAGTTGGCAATCGGGCCACCTTCTGACATCTCGGCAAAGACTTCTTCCGCTGCCGCCGCTCTGCGCTCATCCTGTGTGAACTCGCTCTCCGGATATACGTTCGGGTTCTCTTCAAGCCACGCATCGGCATCGGCACGAACACGATTGTTCGTGTTGTAGATATCCAGCATAGTCTGGAGAAGTCTCTCCCCAAACAACTGCTCAAGACCGTAGTGACCGAGTGATTCGTGGAATACCACAGCCTTCAGATCAGACGGCAGACCGATGTTGTCTGCAATGATGTAAACATCATTACCACTCGCCAAACCCATACTGTCTTCGTTAGTCTCGGAATCAAGTTCTTGCGGCAGATCAAGGTGCGACTGCACAACAATAAAGTTGGGCGGATTCTTCCAGCCAGCCGTGAACTTGCCAATCAACGACCTGACAGTGTCAGCCTTTAATCCCTTCGTCAGACTCTTACGCTTCTTGAACCTATTGAGCGCCTTGTTGCGGAAGTAAATAATCTGCTCGTTAAAGTCTAGCGGACGCCCTGCTCGTGGCCGTCCTGTTTCTCCCGCACCGCGCTCATCACTAAGCGCACTTGAGTTATCAGCGTCTTCTTTGAAGTTTTCAGAGATGATGAATCCTGACTCATCAAGATCCTGCTGTTCTTCAACTTCAATGTCTGTCTCTTTGGTTGATATGTCATCAACCATCTTCCGTAACTTGCCTACATCAGGGGCAGGCTTACGCATTTCGGCATTGAATTTATCAACTTGATCAACAGACATTTTTCCTGTCTGAACAAGAAATTCTGCCGCCGACTTTATGTCTGCAACAATGCGCTTCTCTGCATCGCTGAGCGTGGGACGGCCCTTGCCACCCACAAGATCAAGACCTTGCTGCCCTGCTGCTTCCGGCTTTCTCTTGGCCGCTGCCTGCGCTGCTTCAAGATCGGCAAATGCACGGCGAGTTTCTTCGGCCAAAACTTCTTTTGGCGTACCTTTCCAAGTCGGCTTAAGTTTAGGTTCAGGAGCAAGTTCAGCAGCCTTATCTGCCTCACGCTGAATACGTTCGGTCTCAGATACAGTGCCTTCGCCAAGCAATCTACCTGTGGCACGCTGCCGTGCCTCTTCAAGACGTTGTTCAGCGAAGTAACTATCAAGCATCTGGGGCGGTAGACCAGCCTCGGCGGGTGCGCCCTCAAGACCAAGTTCTTCAAGACCCGTCTCTGCAACAGGCTCTCGGCGTGTTTCAGTTACAGCCGCCTCGCGGGGAGCAAATTGACCAGATGGTGTGTAATCCCCTTCAACGACGAAGTAACTGCGACCGGCAGTTTTTGCAGCCTTGACGTTGGTTTTCTGTACTACCTGACCGCTACCAAGGAGCGCACTACGCAACGACTTGGCCTGACTGAGCGGGATACTAAGCGCCGCTTGAAGTTCCGTGGCTGAACCCTTACCAGTCTCGCGGATGAAAGCAACGGCACGATCTTTAAGATCGCGGACTTTCTGCCTTTCAGCAAGGTAGCCCTCAAGTTTACGAGGAGGCAAACCGGTATCGGTAGGCGCACCAAACCCTTCAAGGCCAAGACCCTCAAGGTCAGCCTCTAGTGTAGGGGATACATCTCTTTCTCGGTCATCAACCCGTTCAGTAACGTCGCCAGTAGCAGCCAGTCCTGCGCCTCTAGTTGGCGGAGCACCGAGTTCTCCGGCTGGCGGTCCCAATGTAAACAGGTCAGGGCTTCCTCGACCTGCTCCACCGTCAGTCTCTGTAGTAGTAACTGTTGCGCCTGATACATCGGTAGCCTCCGGCTGAGCGGTAAGTTCGGGAGTAACGAACTTAAACTTGCTTCCTTTTCGTTCAAGCAGCCCCTCGTCAACAAATTGCCGCATCAATGCAGCGGCTTGGGGTTGGTTAAGTCCTGTTGCTTCAGCAACAGCCTTGATAGTCGGGGTCGTTTTGATAACTTCAAGCGCAATCTCGCGCGGAGCAGGCGTGGCTGGCTCAACAGGAGTAACAGCCGGAACCTCAAACATCTCCGCAGGGATGCCACCCTCCGTGGGCGCACCCAGACCTTCCATGACCCCCGCAGTAGCAGCGCGTTCCGCATCGTATTCACGAGCGTCAGCAAACATGTCTTCAGTTAATTCAGCCTCTTCCTCCGGTGTACGAGACGGAGTGGGGATTACTCGTTCTTCTTCGTCCCGTGTAGGAGGCGTGTATAGAGGAGGTTCGTCTTCATCACGCGGTGCAAGAGCCTCTGCCTCGGCTGCTTCACGCAACGTCTGGGCACTGTATTGACGACGCTCGGGCTGTGCTATTTGTTCAGCTTGCTGCCTTTCTTCGGCTTGCCGCCTTTCCTCGTCTATTTGCTGACGTAGTTGGTCAAGCCCTGCCAGTTGTTCTTGCAGTTGAAACGCGGGATCTTCAGTTGTAACCGGTTCTTCAGAAGTGATAGGCGGAGGTGGAGGAGGCGCAATTTCTTCCTCTTGCCGTGAAGCAGCCTCTGCTTCTGCTGCTCTGGCTTTTTCTGCCTGCTCTCCGCGATACGTAGCAGCCCCACCAATCGCGCCAAATCCGCCACCAAGGAGTGCTGCACCAATCGCAGCCTGTTTGAACTCTTCCTTGGCCTCATCGTCATCCAACGGCAAGCCTGCCTGCCAACGCTCCAAGGCTTGCTGAGCAATTTCTTGCGGGACTTCAAATGCAACGCCAAGACCCACGCCCTTAACTACGTTGCCCTTGAGAGAAAGGTTGCCCTTATTAAAAGCATCAATAAGAACCTGTGCGGCTTTGCTTGATGTCTCGTCTTTGGTAAGCAAACGCTGAGCGACAGGGAACTTACTCAAACCCTTTAAGATCAATGCACCGGGGACAACATCAAGTCCTGCTTGTGCCAGCGATGCAGCGGCGGCTTTGCCCAGAGACAATTCAGGTACAACTTCACCCGCTTCAGCAGCGGCTTGTTGTTGCTCAGCCTGACGGCGGAGATTAGCGATACTGTATTGACTAGCACTTGTACCAGCGAAGCCAGCAATACCACCGAGTGGGCCAGCAGCAGCACCGGCTACACCACCTACGATAGGAGCAACGAGCGCACCGAGTGAACCACCGAGCAGTTCCTTAAAGGCTTCCCAGTTATCGCCCTTACCAAATCCGCCAACGGACTTGTACTTGGACTCGGCTTTCTTAAGGAACTCTTGGCGATTTTCTTCCGTAGGATTGGCAGCATAAGCCGCTGCTTCATCAGCCAGACCAAGAGAAGTAACGGCATCCTTAAACGAGCCAATAAACCCCGCCTGTTCCTTGGGGGGTTCAAAAGCACTAAGCGCAGACCGAATAGAAAACTGTTGATTAAAAGACTTTAATACGTCTTCTTGGTCAACATCTTGGGCGTCTACTCGGTATCTATAAAGTTTACCGTCCGGTCCACGGATTTTGTAAACCGGCATGGGTTATTCTTCCTCAATACCTTCAATGGTCCCCAACCCAGTCATAGCGCCAGAACCGCCAGCCAAAGCGCCAAGAAGTTTTTGCAATGCTGCTGCTTGCTCGTCAACGCTTAATTTACCAAATCCCGGTATAAGTATTGGGGCTTGTTCAAGAACGCCCTGCATAAGTTTTGATTGAGCAATCTGTGCAGCTTGAGCGTATCTCTTTTCTTGTGCACCAAGTTGTGCTCCAAGTCTACGATCAGCCCCACGCTCACGGCCTTGGAACTCAGCAATCGCCGTCTCGTTTTGAGCACGAGCGAGGTTAAGAGAGCGAAGATTGCTCTTGGCTTCTTTCTCCAAAGCGTTCGCGTCTCTAATGTTACCTGTCTTGCGTAACTCATTTGCCTGCTCAAGGGCAAACCGATTCTGGGCAATGCTGTCCTTAAGCGCACGGTTCTCTTTAAGTGCGGCCTGATACAACTTGGTGCCCGTGGTTCCACCAATAGCGGCAGCGCCCAAGAACCCAGTACGCTCACGGCCACGACGTGATGCAGCCTCGGCCATAGCGAAACCAGCCTGTGCCAATGCCATGCGCTTGTCACCCGCCAGATCTTTTGCGGCTTCTGCTTCACGCTTAGTCAGGTACTCGCCCTGCTTACGAGAGGCTTCGCCAATACCTTGTTTTGCCTGTATTGCATCTATCTCAGCAAGGCGCTGCTCAAGGGTCTTTTCGGCTTCAGGCTTAAGTTGAGTTTCAATGTCAGACAGTATTTTACGGCCTCTACCAAAGTCGCCGTAGTCTCCACCGCCTAACTGAACACCACCAGAAGGACGTTGACCACCTGTAGCAGGAGGTTTAGTTCCTGCACCAGCGGCAGGAGGAGCAGGTGTAGCAGGAAGAGTTATGCCGCGACGTTGAGCTTCAGCAGCAACTCCCGCCGCTTGTCTAGACTCAATATCTTTTCGCTTGCTTGCTTCTCGTTTTGCAATCAGTTCTTTGTATCGCCCTTCACTACGCTTCAATAAATCAAGCGAAGACGGATCGACAAATGGAGACGAGAAAACATTACGTCGCAACTCTAATAACTTACCGAGTTCTTGTTCTTCAGAATCTGACAAAAACTCCCCTTCAGATATATCTGTAAAAATAGATACGGGGGCTCCAGAAGTTTCAAATACAGATGGCGGCGTACCGTTAGCCATACGCACCGTGCCACCATCTTCAAACGCAACAATCCCACCACCGGCAAACTGCGGATACTCCATACGGCCAGCGTCGATAGCACCAAGGCCACGATCCATCGGTTGAGGAGCCGGTGCCCCTGCCTGCATCTGTTGGATATTGCCTTGTTGAGGCTGCATCTGCTGCTGTTGATCCAGCATATTCAACTGATCTTTGATCGTAGGCGGGGTCTGCGGAGGCTTGACCTGTTGCTGTTTCAGTCGTTGGAACTGATTCATCATGGAGTACAAATCAGTAAGGGGAGCCACGCCCTGCGTAGCCATGCCTTTGACGTACTGAATAGCCTGATCGGGAGGCATACCTTTGCTGATAGCCTGCTGAAGCGAAGCCATCATTGCTCGACCCGTGCCGCTAACTGGACCCATGTTTATCTCCCCGTGCCCGTGGTCTGACCAAAGCCACCAAACAGGCTACCAAGTCCCAATCCTACGCCAGCAATCTGTCCAAACAAACTACCCGGCGCTTGATACATCGTCTGCGTCTGTCCGGTCGCCGGAAGTCCACGCAGGATACCTGACATGAACTCCAACTGTTTGTACGGCTGCTGCTGTTGGTTCATAAAGTCTTGGTACTGTATGTTAAGCAACTCTTGGCCGAGAGCCTGCTGCTGACCACCAGCGCCCAGTTGAGCAGCGTTAATGCCCATCTGTTGCTGATACTGCTGTTGACCCAAGTTGCCCAACATACCCGCCGCAGCCAACTGCTGCTGAAGACCTTGCATACCAAGGCCAGCACCAAACTGACGGGACTGTTCAGCAAGGTTTGCACCGGCCAGACCATACTGGGCACGCTGTGCGGCATTCTGCTGACTGAACTGATTGGCCTGAGCCAACTGAGCCAGAGCCTGCTGCTGAGCCTGAAGTTGTGCAGACTGATTCATCTGCTGGGCTTGGAGACCCTGACCCGCACCAAACTGCGACTGGTTGATCAGTGATTGCAAGTTCTGCTGACCGACGTTGTAACCCATCTGCTGGTTGGCAAGGGCTGCTTGCATTCCGTACTGCTGATTAGCCAGACGCGCCTGCTGCTCTGCCGACAAGTTTTGCTGCCCAATCGTAAGATCAGCCGCTTGATTGAGTCGTGCAGCGTCCATCGCTTGCTGCGCCGTTAGTCCTTGCGTCTGAAGTTGTGCCGCCAGATTTTGCTGATTAGTAGTTAACCCAGCCTGCTGATTAGCCAAGGATGCTTGCATCGCTTGCTGAGCGCCAAACTCCGCAGAACGCTGGAACGCCGCTTGGTTAGCCAAGGCTGCTTCCATTGTCTTGGCTCTGTAGAAATCAGCCTCACGCTGAGCCGCTTGCTGATTAGCAAGTTGCGCCTGAAGGGACTGAGTTCCCATGAACTGTTGACGAGACTGTTCGGCAGCAAGATTCTGCTGACCAACCGTAAGCCCCATCGCCTGATTGAGACGCTGCGCTTCAAGCGACTGCCCAGCACCCAAGGACTGAATGCCCATCGCGGCCTGAAGATTTTGACGGGCGACATCTTGAGTGGCCGCTTGATTAGCCAAAGCCGCCTGCATTGCTGCGGCACGGTCACGTTCAAACTGACCAGAGGCTTGCTCGTACGCTTGCTGACTACCCTTTGCTTCAATATCACCTAATTGATTAGCAAGATTACGCTGAGCTTCAGACTGAAGTAGTGCCTCACGAGTACCGCCACGGCCACCAGCACGAGCAGCAGCCGCACCTAACGCAGGAAGACCCCGCATGTAATCTTGAACGGCTGCTCGCTTTTGCCGATCCACGACGCTCTGCATATAGGGCGTCATGTACTCCTGCATCGCGCCTAAACCAAAGCGTTCAGTACCGACTCGCTCGGCTGGACCCATTCGGTATTCACGAAGATTAGCGGCGCGAACACGCTCCGCCGGAGTCATTCCTAACTGGGCGTACTCATATCCTTTGGCGCGTTCAATTTCATAACGATCTGGTCCCGAGACTCTTTCCGGCGTGTAGTCGTATGCAGAAGCAACACGCTCAAAAGCCCCCATTTGCGGGGCAGTAAATTGCTGTGCTGCTACGTCTCGCACTGGCCCCATACGACCAGCAGCAACCTGCTGAGCCGCAACATCTTGCGGGCTCTGCATTTGAAACTGCGTCGAGGGGGCAGCGCCAACTCGCTCAAATTGAGTCTGCATCTCCCGAAATTCAGGAGAGTTATAAAAGTTTTGAGCGGCGGCAGGATCGTATTGACTGAGTCTTCGGGCATCTACACCGGCAAGACCAGCAAGCCCCGTGGCTTGAGTAAGCTGATCCGCAGTCTGCATTCCAGCAATTTGACGGAACGCCTGTTCTTGAAGCGGATTAAACCCTTCAACGCGCTGAATAGGATCAAGTATCGGCTTACCTTGTGCATCCAACACCGGCTTGCCTTGCGCGTCTAGTCGCGGCCTAGCGTAAGGCTGATAGCCCTGACCGGAGATTCGCTGAGCGTCTCCTACAAGCTTAAGCATTGCCTCCTTAAGCCAGCTAGGAATATTTGTTTGTGTTTGTTCAGTAGGTTCGGCCATGATCGCTCCCGATTAGGCAGGCAGATAACGCTCGGGCTTTACTTCAGGGGCTTGGCGTGTTCTGCCAGTCCTAGCCTCGCGTATCCGATCCATCATTTTGTAAAGTTTCTTGGCTCCCGCTTTGGTAGAGCCATTACCGAGATGCGATACAACATCAGCCGGTACGACGAATTCACCGTCAGCCAATGCAGCACGTTGTACACCCTTACCACGAATCACAGCAGGGATGCTGTCCGACATCCCATCGCCTTCGCCTTCAAGCAACTTACCGCCAGCCAAGTACTCAGTTGGCATTTCACCACCGCCTGAGAACCCAAAGTTGTAGTCCTCACCGACAGCAGCGCCGTACGGATTTTGTGGTTCCGGCAACGGCGAACGAGGCATGGTCATGCCACCAGCCTGCATAGCGCGGATACGGCCACCGGATCTAGCGGCAACGCGGGCATCTTGAATAGGCATCCCGTTCTCGTCTACCGGATTGCCATCTTCGTCCTCGTAAGTACCATCCGGGTTTCGGTAATACTTTGCTGCGCCAATACCGCCGCCCACGCCAACTCGACCAGAGCGCCCGCCGCCAGCAATAGGACCACCGCCGACAGGACGACCACCGCCGGGGCCACCGCCGGGGATACCCACACCACCCCTGCCTCCTGACGGAGGGGGCTGCGTTTTGTTTGCTTCAGCCTTGGCTGCCGCAGCCTTAATCTCGGCCTCAAGTTTGGCTTTCTCTTCGGCTTTTTCTTCCTCAGTCAAATCCGGTATTGGATTACCGTTTTCGTCTGTAACTTTGAGACCAAAGAACTTCTTAATCCTGTTCTGCGTAGCCTTCGGGAACATCCGGTAAGCGGAATACGCAAGGCCAAGATAAGGATTAATAGAGGACAAACCCATGTTTATCAGGGTTTGCTGACCGAAGTCAGTAATTTTTTCTATTAAATCCTTTTCGTTGTCATCAATGTCCTTCGCAGGCTCGTCCTTTTTAGGCTCATCCTTCTTAGGCTCATCCTTCTTTTTAGGAGGAGGTTTGGTGGGTGGAGGAGGCGTAATCGTAGTCCCCGGCGGCCCCGGTGGGCTTGGCGGCGGAGGAGGCGGATTAGTTACGTCCTTAATAGGCACGCACGCGCCAGCAACACGGTCATACGTATAGCCCGCCGGACAGTCAGGATCAGGTTTTTCCGGAGGCGGTTTAGTTGGATCTGTGCCCGTGCCGCCACCGCCCCCGCCCGGCGGGAATGCGATGAACTCAGGGTTCTTGGCACGACGATTTAAATCCGCCACATAGTCCATGACAGCCTTCGTATCAACCGGAGGCTTGGGCGGAGCATTCACCATATTCATGTACCGCTGACGCGCCGGATCAAACGGGTTGTCAGGGGGCAGGATTATAGGCGGAGGGCCAACAGGCGGTTCTGTAGGCAACGGAGTTGTAGGAGAAGGACGCTCTACAAGCGGAAGCCCCTTGGGAGGAGCAACGCCTACAGGAGGATAATTAGTCGGGTCATCCAGTGGACCCCGCCCACCACTTGTAGTTGGGCCGCCCTCTGCAAACTTTTCTTCGCCTGTAAACGGATCAATCTTCGGCTCATAGCCGCCAACCACTTCACGAGGCTGCGGAGAATTTGCAGAGTAATTTGATCGCGTTACTGTTGATAACGGATAGTTTTGGTTTGGATTAGGAATCGGCTGGTATTCGTGCGGGAGTGCAGCTTGCATCAAACCGCCGCCAGCGGCACCAACAACACCCGGAGCCATCGCGTAAGGGTTGTACGGAACAAGACCTTTCTTGGTCTTCTTGTAGTACTTACCCGGAGTTAAATACGAGTATTCACGCCCGTATCCATACATGGGGTTAAAGTCGCCAGCCATGTACACCAGATCGTCATCAGGGTTACTACCCGGTACTTCAACTTCGGGTGTAAAGGCATCAGCTACGCCAGCAAAGGTGGCATAGCGGGACAAGTTCTGAGCCATCGGGGACTGGAAGCCGCCGCCCAAGCCTTCACCAAACGCTGTTCGCGCGCCGGGAGACGAAACAAGCCGTTGAGCACCACCAAGTATGCCAGCAATACCTGTATCAGCAGCAATGGCTGAACGACCGGCGCTAAGATCCGCAGGGGTCGGAGTACCCCTAAACGCACTGGTCGGCTGAACGTAGTTAAGAATTTGGTCCGGTGTCGTAGCACCCGAGGCTATGGCCTGCCTACCAATAGCCAGATCGCCAGCAGTCGGTGCGCCCTTAAACGCATTAGCCGACTTAAAGAAGTCAAGCCCATCAGTCTCAGTACCAGTCGGGTTGTAAACTGGTTTGGCACCAATTGTGGCTTTTGCAGCCTCCATAGCCTGATTGGTTTTAGCAAGTTCATCAGCGGAAACACGGGGAACATCGGCGGCAATATTTGCCTGCTGCAACGACTGGGCAAGGTTGGCACCACCATACGCGCCAAGACCCGCCATCAAGCCCTTCTTCAGGTCACCTTCAATAAGGCTAGTAGCCCCGCCAACAAGAAACGCCGTACCCAGCGCCTGACTACCAAACCCGATAGTTTTGGCAAACTCACCTAGTCCCGGCACGCCCGGCAGGATGGCACCAATAATGGTGGGAAGCAGTTTCTTAAGGAACGAGGCTTCGTACAGACCCGTTTCCGGGTTAATCGTCAGGCTACCACCGTGGGCCAAGGCAAGTTTCTGTAAGCCCTGAACCTCTTCGGGAGCCATGTGAACGAGCACAGAATCTCCGTTCCGGCCACGAGAGGACAGAAGGGAGGCAAGTCCTGCCTCGGGAGGATTCATGTATTTCGGGTCGTTGTTGTACATACTTCCCCCACGGGGTCAAGTTAGCCTAAATAGTATCACGTGGCGGCCTGATAAATAGCCGAGCCATAGTTCGACACCCACGAGACCGTCAGGATAATGGACGGGATGGCCGGGATGTTACCGGTTGCGGCTACGTATGGGATGACCACATTAGTGTCTGAAGACTCCCAAGCCAACTCAAAGTAGTCGTTAGCTTTTAAAACCAATACAAAGTTCCAAGCAGCCACGATCTCGTTATTCGGACCGTCAATGACAATCTTGGTAGCCGAGTCTGGAAGATTTACTCCGTTGACCCGAGGCCATATATAAACCGCGCTTGCCGAACCACCGGTCTTGTCCAACTGCGCCGAGAACTGAAAGTTATAGACCCCAGTATTGGCAACAAAAATCTTGGAGGTTGGCGTACCGCGAGTAACTTCGTAATCCGAAACTACCGAGTTGTACATAAAAAGATTGACTGCATCGGCAACCGGATTAGTTTGTGTCGTCGTATCAAAATAGGAAGCGTGCGGAGTCGGTGCATTGATCCGGTTTGATATTTGGTTGAAGTAAAGACGCAGGACGTTCATGAACTGATCTTGATATCGCTGGTCCCATGTAGCTGGGGCGATTGGAAGATTCGGAGCGACAACGCCGCGTGGAGTAGTCATTACCGACGCCCATCCGGACGGACATCAATACGCATCATACCCATCTGCCATGCAACGCCAAGGTCAGTTGAATCCACGCGGAACGCCATTTGACGACCCCGAACTCTTGTATATACCTGCCCCGTATACTGCTGAATCGGGATAACAGATGTACGAGTTACGGTCGGTGCATCTGCCGCCGTGTAATTACTACCTGAGTTTTGCCTCGGCTTGACTGTCAGAGTAACTGTCGGACTGCTAGCAGATGAACCCGTGAAGTTAAGGTCAGGCAACATACGCCAGACGTAACCAAAATTCTGCCCATCCTGAATATCGAAATCTGAAGTTTCGATGAATGCTTCAATAGGTACAGGGGGACTGACCGACGCATCGTCGTTACCCACTTCGTGCAGCATGACTTGATTGGGAGTATTAAACGGCACGGCAGTATATTGTTCATGAGAAGCGGCTGTTGTAGCGGCTGCCCCACGAACACAACCTGTCAGAGTGTTACCAGATTTGGCCGTGTAACTAATCTTTTCAGAATCAATCTGTATGATGCCGGACTCTGGGTAAGAGTCTGCGTTAGTCAAAGCAATCGTAGTGACTGTTGAATTGATCGCGGTAGCAAGAAACGCCGCTTGAATTCCAAAAGCCGCCAACGGGTAATTGCGTTGCGAATGCTCTGACCAGAATGAACGATTGATGTTGCCGTAATACCAAATGCGCTCAAGGTAGTTGTAGATCACATATCGGTTATTGATCAGGCTATTAGCAGACGGGTAGAACCACCAGACTTCATTGAAGCCCTCGTTAGCCCCCGCCACAACCTGATCCAACTGATCGTAGTTGATATCGTTATAGACAAACTGGCGAAGTGTGCAAGGCAGCGTCTCAACGCGCCCTGAGTACATAAAGAACTTATCGCGGCCCATCCAGTAGACCACGTTGTTCACGGTCAACGCCGAGTTTTGCGAAGCAATTGATATATCTTGGTCTAGCAGACTGAAATTCCACACAAACGGCGGACCAACGTACTGCGTAGAGAATATAGCCGTATCTGTCCAGATCAGGATTTCCTGACGAGTATTGATGGCTGTAACAATGTATGAACCGTGCGAAAGAGTCTGTTCACCGGACTGATTAGTAACTTCCGGCACCCATTCATAAACGTTGCCCTGATCTGACCAACGCACCAGCAACGGATTAAATGCGGTGCTAAAATTAATTGGGTTGTAGGGCGTAGAGCCGCAACAAAGCACAAAGTCACTAACTGGCGAGTCAATAATCATCGCCACTTCATTAGGTACTTGCCGCCCTGAATAGCTAAATGCAACAGAGGTAGCCGTCAAAGAACTTGTCGTGGCTTGAGAAATATTGACCGTGACCCCGCCTGTCCAAGCCGTAGTGACATAGGTGCCCGAGACCACGCCACTACCATAAATAACCGATCCAGTATTAATACCGGTTGCATCCGCAACGACAAGCGTCAATGCACCAGAAGCCGCAGTAGCCGTAGTAATAGTCTTGGTAACGGTATTGGTCTTTTCTTCAAGCGTAACTGCACGGGGCCACGAAGTCGTGTTCAACGTCCAGAAATAAATCTCACCGTTACGCTGGGCAAAAAGGAGGTCGTCACCGTAGTTAAACATGGACCAGAGGCGCATGGACTCGCCCCCACCGCCAGAAGCCGCGCCCCACTCACCGGCACCCCAAGGCGGACCACCCCAACCCACCGTAGTGGTAAAAACATCCACACCGGCATTGATATCAAACTTAGCTATAACCAGCGACCCGCCACCTGTTGTAGTGGAACTCGCTGTGGCTGAAGCGTAAATGATGAACGTGTTTGCAGTAGGTACCGACTGAATCTCGTACTGCCCATTCAACGTCAGACTGGCAACCGCAGTGGCTCCGGAAAGATCAACGTAAGTGCCAATTGACGACCCATGTATAGAAGCCGTTACTGTTACAAGGCGGCTTCCCGAAGTCACCGAGAAAGGGTTTTGTGAAAGGTTTAGCGAGTTACCCAGTGGGGTGATGTCATGGTATTGACCACCGAGTTCCACATAGACTTTCTGGTTGGTGCCAAGCCCCAACAAGTTTTGGCTGAGTGTGGATATCCAATTCCACAGCATTCGGCACACGCCTTTAAACGTACTGCCGTTAACATTAATAGACTGCCAGCCGCCGAGTTTTTCAGCGTAACCAGAGCGAAACCGAATCTTGTCACCAGCAAAGAAGCCGCCCTCGTTGGCATAGCTAGTCGATTCACGGTTTACGCCGGGGCGCAGTTCCAGTTTCTGTAAGGGCATCTAGGCAACTCCTGACAGATACAACGCACGTTCGTCGTTGCGCCTTTTTACCAATCCCGGCAGTACTCTACCACCAGCCTTCGTCCATTTCAGGAACTCGTCAGCGGCTTCGTCAAGGTCGCCCCGGTTGGTCTTCATCCGCAGCGAACTACGCTGCAAATTGCCAAGACCCACGTTGAAGGCAAAAGATACGAGAGCATCGAAGACTCCCTGATTGCCAGCAGAAGCAGGGCAAAGTCGAAGAACACCACGCTCAAACCTGCGAAGGTCTTCAGCAAGAATAGTATCCACCTCTCCCATCGTAAGGATGCGATCCCAGCCTTGGGGTATCGGTAGATTCTTGCGCTCCTCATACTTTACTGCCGCGTGGGTAGGGTCAATCACATGGCCGACACCAACAGTCCACAAGAGGGCAGGGCAGCGGTAAGGCTTATTCCTTACCCCCTCGTGGTGTTTGATCATGTCGATGGCGGCGGGGCTGACCTTCACCGCTTATCCCTTTTTCTGGAATGCTTGCGTCCCGAACCAGAAGGCGATAATTGAACTTAGAATCAACATCTCGTCGTCCGAGAAGACATTCTCCATTGCAATCGCAAACGGGATGCCCGTGGTGTACGCATACCAAACCCCGGCGACATTCAGCGCCACGAGTTCCAGTACGAAGATGTAAGTCACGACCGGACGCACCGAAGCGCGAAGATTGATCATCCATTGAGACGCACCCTTGCCAATTTCGACATCGTGTTGGTAGAGCGCCTGACGTTCCTCGGCAGCGGTCTGAGTCTGGATCTGATCCAACTTGATTTCTTCGACCCTTGCCTGCGCGATAAAGCCGCGCTCGGCCAAAGCCAACTCACGTTCTTTCTGGGCAGCGACAAGGGCCAACTCATGCTTCTTATCCTGCCGGTCTTGGAAGATCGACAAGATTTTGGGCAGTCCACCCGCAAGGAAAGACAGAAACGTACTGACTAGGGTCATCATGGCGTGGACTCCGGCGGCGTATACACATCCCACGACTGGGTAGTTTCGTTCCACAGGTAGATCGTGCCGTCTTCAGACACCGGCATTGGGATTGGTGCCTCCCACATAGCCGTATCCGGGTTCAACGTCCAAGACGGGAACGGCTGCGGCGGAGCAAAAGCGTCAATGTCTTCATGGTAGGTGTAGCCAATACCCGCGTAATTTTTGCGGAAGTTGGCGTTGTAGGAAGTTTGCTTCCACGTACCACCAAACAGTCGTTCGCAATACGCCTGCCCGATGTATTCCTTTTCAACACCGTTAGCGTCTGCTGTGTTCTTGTTAGCCACAACGACTACGCGAAGCACGACATTGTTTCCATCAAGTTCTGCAAAGTGAGCCATATCTAAACCTCAATTTGGACAAAATTCCCGAATGGTTGTCTTACCACACAAAAATCTTGCGTCTTCATCTGTTCTTACATGGTACGCAGAGATGTGGGTATATCCTAACTCTTTAGCAACCCATATCCTTTTATGCCCCATGTAAACCCTTAAAATCTCCTTCTTCACACTTTCTTTTGCTGGCAGTTCTGGATTCGGATCTGTTTGGTATTCAGGCCAAGGCGAGAAAATAATGATGGGATGTACCATCCCTCGCTTCTCTATATCTGCCTTGATGACCGGCAAAAACTTTACCGGTAGTTTATCCATGAATACTCCTAGATCATTAATCGCATACTCCGCATAAAAGTGTGGAAATTCGTTATTTACTGCCTTTAACAGTCTTACCATACCCAAGAAACGTAACTATACCGGGTACCCTTCGTAACCAATTTGACCTTGTGGGGATACATAAAATTGCTAGGGAATACCATCACAGCCCCAGCAGGTAAATGTATTTTCTGGTCTCCCCAGAAGATTAGCTCGCCACCTTCGTAATCGTCATTCAAAGCGCCAAGAATACTCAGAATGGGTATACCCCTGCGGGTTCCATCAAACATAGTATGAATGTGGTCACAATGCTCGTGCATCTCTGTACCAGTCTCATACTTGTTAAAGCGTACTGCTGAGTACCCATTCCAATTTGAATAGGTTTCGTTGTTAATATCGTGCCGAAGATATTTATCAATTACATTCCACAAGCCATCTTGTATCTGTTGACGGTGTATACCTTTTTCATGCGTCATCTGAAACTCATTTGAGTGCATGACGGCTTTTTTATTCTGTTCGTCGTAAAATGAATGAGTGTGCCAATTAGACGGCTGTAATTCTTCAACGACTTGATTGCAGAAAGATGGGTCAAATATCCCCTCGTATACCCTCAAATAGTCTTTGACATTAAAAGACATCATAAATGCAGCGCCGTTAGATTATCTTCTTCGCCAACATATCCCACGGGGAACGTGTTAAAGGCCAAGCTAACGCGAACATTGTCGCCTTTGACTGGATCAACAGAATGAGTAAGTCCAGACGGAAATAGCAGAAGCATTCCAGTATTTACGGAAAACCACCAAGATGTGCTATTGCACAAATTGTATTCTTTGGTAGTTACCTGTATCTGGGCATACCCGTCTTTGTGGAAATAAATACGGTCTTCGGCATTGGCGGCTTTGATATAAAACACACCAGATACGAAAGAATTAGCATGAGCATGTCTGTGGTGCCATTCTTCCGGTTTGCTATAGTTCAGCCAAGATTGAGTAACTCTGAGGCTAACTTCATTTTTGGGAACGTAGATTGCCTTAAAATAAGCAGCAACAGACTCTTCGATAAACTTGGATATATCCGCAAGTGCCGGGTCTTTCAACACATACCTGTTATCGCTAGTGGAATTACCCATATTACGGTGCGCGGTTTGTGCTTCTGCAAACGCGATTTCCTCCGCCGTCACTTCCCGGTTCAAACTAAATTGACCGACAGGCGTTGGAAAAATATTGTGAACAGTAACCGACATTAAGCAGCCTCGATCAACTTCAAACGGCGCTCAATCTCTGCCTGCTGTTCAGGCAACAAAACGGGCGTAATTGAATCTTCAAACGCTTTCAGTTTCTCAACTACGTCCATAACTTCTTCCCAAGTCGGGCAAGGACGTGGGTCGTCCCATATCGTGAACTGGCGGTTGGATATCTCCCACCTAGCACCGGGACGAATTAACTGCATCGCAACTTCAATTCCAACTAATTGATATGCTTTCATAAATCACGCAATAGAAATAATAACTACACCAGCGCCGCCGCTACCCGCAGCATTGGGGGCGTTTGCTCCACCGCCACCGCCACCAAGTCCGCCAACACCACTTTGGGCAGGATCGTTACTTATAGCGCCATTACCGCCACCGCCTGTTCCACCCGTACCAGCGTTTGAACCAAACGCAGTTCCACCACCACCGCCACCAGCATAAGTCACTGACACACCAGTGATGGCCGACACAGCACCATTACCACCGTCACCTGCTTTACCGGCTGGAAATGCAGGAGCACCAACAGCATTTGAACCAGCAGCACTTGCGCCACCGCCGCCACCGCCTGAATAACCGACACTTCCAACTAACAGTCCGTTTCCGCCGTTACTGCCTTGAGATGGACTTACTGATGGAACATTTCCTGTTCCTCCGTTACTTGACGACACAGCACCGCCTGCACCGCCACCGCCAGACCCGCCGCTTCTACCAGCAGCAGCGCCGATAGACATGGTAAACCCACCGCCACCGCCGCCCGCTGACGTAGTGGTTGAGAAAGCAGAAGAACTTCCGCTATTACCTGCCTCTGAGTCATTTGGTCCAGTGCTTCTACTTCTAGCTCCACCGGCACCAACCGTAATCGTGTAAGTAGATCCTGCTGTGACACTAAAGCCAGACCCAGTTCGGAAGCCGCCAGCCCCGCCACCACCTGCGCCAAGCGACTCTTTTGCGCCGCCACCGCCGCCAACAACAAGATACGAAGCCGTACCACTTCGGTCTGCGACGAAAAAACCAGAACCTGTAAAGATCTGAACGCTGGAAGACGCCGTGGTGTATTTCAAAATAACGCGGCCACTCCCGCCATTACCGCCTTTTTGGTTAGGCCAAGATGGATCTCCATCTCGGAACCCTCCTCCACCTCCGCCACCTAAATTAGCAGTGCCGTCTGTGGCAGAGCCATAAAAATAGCCTCCATTACCTCCCCCACCGGTACCACCAGGTCCTGCTGTAGTAGCAGATATCCCTGCGCCGCCACCACCGGCGTAAGTTACAGAGACGTTAGTAATGCTGCTGACAGTACCGTTGCCACCATTAGCACCCGATGCAGCGGCGCTAGCACCGCCGCCGCCACCGCCACGGTCAGTTGCCCCGGAAACACCGGAGTTACCTTGCGAAGGACTTACAGACGGCGTATTGCCTGCGCCGCCTGGGCTAGTGATTATGCTGTCATATGGGTTGTTGGGGTCAGTACTATATTGACGATCATACCAACCGCCGCCGCCAGAACCACCAGCGGCACCATTATTAGTCGCTGGCCCAGATCGTCCGCCAAACCCACCGCCAGCACCTTCAATAGAACCGAACGCAGATAAACCACCAGAGGTTCCCGTGGGACCTCCCGGAGGACTCTGATTATTTCCAGCGCCCGTGCCACCAGCACCAACTGTGATGGTGTAAGAAGTTCCACCAGTAACAGGATAAGCAGAGCCAACTCTTAGCCCGCCAGCGCCACCGCCGCCGCCAAAAGCGTTTCGCCCAACATCATATGCACCGGGGCTAAAGAAACTGTACTCTCCATGCCCGCCGCCCCCGCCCGCGCCAACTACAAGGTAGTCAACGGAGCTAACATCGGATGGCGCAGTCCATACCGTACTGCCGTCAAAAGTCAGAACGACATCAAACGATCTTTTAACAAGAACGCCAGCAAGCAGTATTTGAATAATTCCGGACATGGATTTAGCTCAAGTTACCGCTCATTACGCAGAGCGAAGGATTGACGAACAAGATAGTGGCAAGACCGCGAGTAGCCAACGTAACCGAAGCCTTGTCGGTGTCTGTGCCACCAATATAAGCCGTCGTAATGGTCAGGCTGATTACCGCATTGCCTGTGGTGTTATTGAAGATTGATATGGCGTTACCAGCAGAAAAGATGTCATTCGGCACAACAATCGCACCGCTGGTACCCAGTGTGACGAACTCACCAATATCGGTAATTGCCAACGTATAGGCGGAAGTTTTAGCAGCACCGACTGACGGGATGTTACGGACGTTGCCCACGCCATCCAAAATCGTTGTGATCGTAGCTGAAGTGCCGGTCAGCGTCGTGATGTTGGCAGAGGTTGAACCTAGCGTCGTAATGTTGGCCGAAGCATGAGTCGCCGTCGTGACGTTCATGCTGGTTCCGGTCAGCGTCGTGATGTTTGACGAAGTGGCCGTGAACGTCGTGATGTTGGCGCTCGTACCCGTCAGCGTCGTGATGTTGGCTGACGTAGCGGTAAGCGTTGTCAGATTGAGGCTGTTACCCACTGCCGTCAGATAACTCGTGGCTTCAACAATGTCAGTGCCATTGCTGACCAGAATCTTCTTTTCAGCAGCGCCTACTGAAACCCCTGTACCCGCACCAACTTTGACCGTTACAGCACCAGTCGTGTTGTTGAAGACGAAGTAGAGTTTCTTGTTTGAGGGGACTGCGAGCACCGTGCTAGCACCGCCCGTACCCGTCAGTTCAAGGTACATGTTACGAGCAACACCTGACGCACCATCTGGAATTGTGATGGAGGTGGTATTCCCCGTCGTCATGGCCTGCGTGACGTAGCCCGAAATGGCCTGCTCAATCAGCGTGCCAAGATTGGTATTTGTGGTGTTACCCCACGTACCTGCCTGATCGCCTGTACCGATCAGTTCAAGGGCCAAATTAGTACTAAAAGTGCTAGCCATTTTTAATTACCTCACGCCGCGATTTGTGTCCAGTTCGCGTTCTGATCAGTATCGATTAATCCCCAAACATTCACTGCGGGTGATTGCGAACCAATATTACCCGTAGCGGATACCCCAGTCACAAAATACCGAGATTCGACCGTAACCGTACCCAAGGCACCCGTAGCGGATACCCCGGTAACTTCATATTTCGAGAACTGCTCTGCGATGCCAAGCTCGCTAGTGCCTGCAACGCCTGTTACCGAGAAAATACAATCAAGGACAAATGAAACAGTGCCTATTTCACCAGTACCCTGTACACCGTCTTCAATGACAACAGCGGTGGCAACGATAACCTCGTCACCAATTTGCCCTGCTGCCTGAACCCCCGTAACAAGCTCGGTGTGTCCAGCAATAATGACGTAATTGCCAATGGCAAATGTGCCCTGAACCCCCGTAACCGACAAAATCTGTTCAGTGCTGAGAGAAACAGTGCCAACTTGCCCCGATGCCGAAACGCCTGAGACCGGGACGATGAGTTCAAGGAATACCGTAGCATCCCCAATCTCGCCCGTGCCTACTACGCCATCTTCAATAACAACAGCATCGCCAACAACAACTTCATCGCTGAGGATGGCTTGGGCTTCAACTCCGGTTACTTCTACAAGAATTGTAACCGTGACATTTCCTACCGCACCTGTAGCAGTAAGATTGCCAACACCTTCGCCCCAACCTTGTTCGCCCCAGCCTACGCCAGAAGCGTTCCAACCGTCGAAGGCGACAATTACGCCTGCCACGGCTGTTGCCTAATTAAGCGATTCGGAGGATCGCAGTTGAAGCAGCAGCAGCCGGGAACTGGATGGTGAAGTTACCAGCCGTCGAGGTCTTGTCACCACCGAACGCCAGAACCGCAACAGCCTTGTTGCTCTGAGTCGCGTTGTAGATCAACGCACCGTTGGCCGTAATCGTGGCGCTCGGGAACGTCAAATCATCAAAGTCGATGAAAGCCGTTGTACCACTAGAAGTCGGCACCTGCGAGATCGTGAGCGTCAACCCACCAGCCGGGTAGTTCGTGCCAGACGAAGACACCTCATCCGAAGTGCTGTACGCAGTCGTAGCCGCGCTCAGCGTAGCCGAAGAAGTGAACAAAGCCAGCTTAAACACATCCGCCGTAGTAGCCGCACGGATAACGCCGGTACCAAAGTTATGGATGCCATCAAGGATCTCAACCTTGAATGACGTTGCCATTGCCTGAGTAATAGCCATTTTAATCTCCTAAATACGCTGCCGCGTCGTTAAAACCATTTTCAACTAACTTACGTCGCGCATCGTTCAAAGCTGAATTCTGCGCTTCTTGCAGGTATTTAATAAGTACCTGTTTTAACCCTTCTTGGGTTTCAACGCGAAGCGCACGATTTACCGCACGCTCTGCAATCTCTTCAACCGTATGCTCACGGTTGTTTGTAGTCTGGACAAATACATGCCCAATCTCTGTTCCACCTAAAAAACTCATGTCACTGCAACCCTAGCTTGGCCGGAACGGTACGCATCCTGACGATCCAAACCGTCGCCAAGGCGTTTGAGGAGAGCCAACGCTTCCTGATACTTTTGCTCGTAGTATTGCATCATGTCCTGCTCCCCCTTCAAGTAAGTGTAGGCTTCGCGCAACGAGCCATAAAGCAGGACAGACTCAAAATTATTACCGAGCCACGTGGTATTCACGTTCACAATCGACGCTGGGTAATAGTAGTAGTGCAACTCCATTGAATACGTATTGTCAGGAGTTGGGCCTAGCAACATAGTTGTATCGTCAAATATCGCGTAATACGCTGGCTTGCCGTACGAGTTGGGAGGCGGATATGCCGCACGAATGTAGTTCACATCCTTATTCAGCAGGTATTCGTACTCACCCGTTGTCGGGTCAATCACTGCTAGCGAGAACGTAGAAAGCCAGTCGGTCGGCAATTCAAGATACTGGTAATTGATGGTAGCCGTACCAGTCACATTCTTACGGATAGCTGGGATCTGAACGGAGTTATAAATCCGCTCTTCAGCAAGCTGCACAAAAGTCGGGATATTAGCCACGAAGCTTTGCTCCGTGGACTCACAATAGTCCTGAATCAGTTGTGAAAGCTGCGTGTAGTTCACGGCGACCAGCCAGACCTGTACTTCATGTTGGTTTCAAGGTTGATCTGCGATACGAACTTCTTACCCTTGGTCGCAGCACCAGCACCCTTCATGTCCATGTGGGTGACGCCCTTATTCACATCCTTCTCCGGGTAGCCATTACGCCCCGTCGATTCGGTGTTCTTTTGGATCTTGCCCATATCTTTCATGGCAATTACCTCGGGCCGCTGGAGCCGCGCATCGGGCTGCGTTGGTTCATCACCTTCGCCATACCACGACCGTACTTCTTCATCTCGCTGTTGGTCTTACCACCAGCACGCATCTTTTTGACAGCCGGATCAGGGTGGGCACCCTTACCCTTCTTCATGTGCGCCTTCAGCATATCTTTAACGCTCATTTCAGTCTCCTAGGTCACTACCGTGACCGTGCCAATCTGTCCAATCGGTGCAAGATCGTTCGGGGTCAATCCTGCGTCATCTGCTCTGGCCCCGCCAACCGGTGCCCAGCCCCATTGTATCTCACGACTACCGGTGGCACCGTCATTGCCAACCTCAAAGTAGCTCAAATCTGGTCTTGGGTTCCTCAACGCCTGCGGGTCATCAACCGGGTACAGACCCAGCGACAACTGCGGCTGATCAGGCTCCCAACACTCCGGACAGACCAAGATATTTACATTCTTGGTCTTGATCACCAAAGACTTCAACTGGCGAAGTTTGAACCGGAATCCACACCGGTCGCACTCCGCAATCGCGTGCTTGCCACTTGCAAACCTGTTTGGCATTAGTATCCACCCAAGAAGCTCTCACGTGGCACAAACCGCACTGCCGCCTTTTCACGGTCTTCACCCGCCATCAGATCCCAAGCCTCGTCATACTGGGCTTTTAACATAGCCGTACGCTCCATAGCGCCGGGAATCTTCATCGACATCATGTAGGCCAAACCTGCCACCATGCAAGGTAATGCACGGAACGGGATGTCCTGACCGTTCACACCCGTACCGGGATCAGTCATACGCACCAGACGGGTATAGAACAGCGTCCAAGTCGTCGTATTGTCTGGCTTCGGCCACACTGTGAACTGCGGGTAAATAATCGTATTAGCCGCATCCGTAGCACCTGTACGTCGGTTAATCCAGATCTGGATCGGGCGACCCGTCGCATTCTTGTTCGGAATCGACACGTAGGTGCTGGACGAGATACGAGAAATGTTGATGTCTTGCTGAGTCGTGCCAGACCCAGTACGGATTACATGGTCAAGCAGGTCAACCGTATCTACCGGCAAGTCATACGTACCTACGTTGTACGTCAGAGTTTGGGTACCGGTCTCCAGCGTCCAGAGGTTAATACCACGGTTTGCCCAGTCCATGAGCAATAGACCAAGACTGCGCTTGGCGGTACGGAAGTCGTAACCCGTCCGCAACTCAGCACCACAACGCTCAAAAGATTCTTCGATGATCGTGTTGAGATCAAGGTTGAAGTCCGTCGTTGCTGTAGTCTTGTAGGTCATTTACTTACCTTTTTGACGATACGCACGGGTTTTTTGCGATATACCCTTGGGCTGCGCGACGAACTGCTTGCCTTGGGCTTTTCCTCGGCGCTTGGCGGCAGTGGTTCGGGCGTACTCAGCAGGGCTGAGAGCTTTAATCGCAGCCTCTGGAAGATACCTTTCGCCCGTGTCAGAAGATCGTTTACCACTCTTCGTTCTCCACTTCTGGTCGCCCCAAGCCTTTAAGGATTGCTGCGGGGACTTCATCGGCTTGCCTTCACCACATCGTCACCCTTGGTGACAACCACGTGGTCGCCCTCGACATCGACCCTCATGGGCATTTCCTTGCGATCCAGCCGATCCAACTTGGCGATGAGTTCCTTGATGACCGCGTACTCGGGCTTCTCTTCCTTCTCGACCGTACCTGCAATGCCGTTAAGCATAGAGATCAAAGCAGTCAGAGACGCACCAAGCAGCCCCATCACGGCAGCAATCTTGTCGTTATCCAAAAAGAGGCTAGAGACGACACCGATCACGACGATGGCTGTAATGTACTTGAGACCATCCTTGCCGATAGCCTTACCAGCAACAGTCTTAGCAGACGCCTTGGCCTCAAGCCGATTGAGTTCGGCCTGAACCTGCGCTTTGAAAAGTTCAATGTCAGTCCCGGTATCCACCGCCCTTCTCCTTGTACCGCTTGGCTAACAACTGCGCCTTGCGAGCCGACCACTGGCCTGCACCGGTACCTTGCGTTGCCGAAGCCTTGATGGACTCAAATAACTTCTTACGCATACCGGGCTTGGTGTAGTTACCAGCCTGATTGACCTTGGACTCTCCGCCCTTGCTGAAAGTCTTGATTGGTTTGTCTGTGCCAATAACAGGCTTATTATCCCCACGGCGCTTTGCACGGGGGATCTTTTTCGGGCTAATCGCACCCATGCCACGAGAAGCCATCATCGTACGAATCTCCCACGGCCACGGCCTTTCTGAGCAATGCCGTAGCCGCGAACACGTTCTTCTTTAACGCGACCACCACGGCGCATGGCAATCTCGACTTCACGGCCATCTTCGCCGATAAAAGCATTACCAAGACGGCTAGGAAGTCTGTTAAAAGCGGTTTTGAATCCTTCTTTTTTGTAATCCTTTAATGTTTTTTCCGCTACGTCTTTTACGACAGCAGACTTACCACCTTTTTTTCTAACTTCTTTAAGGCGGTCTAATTCTTTTCTACGTTCGGGATTATTAAATTCGTATTTATCTCTAAGAACAGTTTTGTCCTTATCTTTCTTAAATCCGGCCCTACCGAAAGTAAGTTCGATATCTTTTTCTCTGCCGAATTGAGCATCTTCGTTTAATACGGGATTGATATTTTCTTTATTTTTACCGTAATCAATACTAGATTTGCCTTCAGATGCGGCTTTTTCAGTACGGCTTTTTAACTTAGCTAATTCGTCTTTAGTTAAATAATCTTCCGTAATTTTACCTTTGCTGCCTAACATGGTGCCCGCAAAAGCACGGTAATGCAGCGGGACATTCGCCGCTTTCATGCCTTTTTCTATAACACCAATGGCGCTGTCTTTAAGTCTTTGCCGATCCTCTGGTTTATCTGCGCCTCCATAATCCGTGGCTCTATCACCGGGCAAAGACGGCAATCTTGAAACAGATTTATCAATCTGTCGCCCAACTGTTTTTTCTTGCTTTGGAGTAAGCGGTTTAGTAACAGCCTTGGGAGCAGGCTTAGTGGTAGCGGGTTTAGACTCAACTTTTGCTTCAGGCTTCTTGGTAGAAGTCGTGTACTTCTCACCGCGCCAAGTAAAGGTCTTGCCTTCGCCAAGCTCTTTACGCTTGGCTTTAAACGCTTCGCTGAACGACATATCGTCAATCGTGCGATTCTGCGGCGCACGACGGGCATAACTAGCGGTGTCAGAGTCAAAAGCCCCCAACCCCTCTTCGACCAAGTCCCCTTCAGCGAAACGTCTACGGCGCTTCATAGTTACACCATTTTGCAGCGGGTCTTGCCTTTCTTGGCGATACCGTCAGCACGCTTAGAAACAGAAGAGGCCATACCACCGCCAGCCATTTTCTTAACGCTACCGCCATGCTTAAACACGCCACGCCCTTTGAGGACATCAGCACGAGTTACCTTACCGTCACCGGTAAGATCAGGCATACCGCCTTTATTCATACCGATAGTGTCGGCCTCGGGGCTCTTTTGGAAGTTCTCGTAAGCATCGCGCATTTTCTTGGTCATGTCTTGGTCTTTGACAGCCTGCATAGCAGCAGCCTGCTTTTGAGCCGCAGCCTGACCACGGGGACTAGTGGGACCGTATGACCCTCTGGTTTTTGGTCCGCTGCTCATTAGCAGTACCCGCCCTTGTTCATCTTGACCATCTTCGCCTTGGTCTTGCCCTTGCTGGCAACGCCATCAGCGGCCTTGCGGAACGAACCGCCAGACTTAGCCATACCGCCCTTCTTCATGCCCGCCTCTTTCATTTCGTGGCGGATCATGGACTTCGGAGCGCCTTTCTTCTTCATGAAAGCCACTTCCTTCTTCATCATTCCCTTGGACTCTTTCATTTGGATTTACCTTTAAATTTACGGCCTTTGTCGGCCTTAACGTATTCACGCCCCACGGACTGCGGGACGCCGACCTTTTTAGCGAAGGCTTTGTTATTAGCCACCGCTGCCATCAAACGATGCTGTTTACCTGATTTACTTGGCATTTTTAATCAGTTGGTCAATTTTCTGATCCAACTTCTCCAATCTGTCAATCAGTTGACGCATATCTTCTCGGACTTCAGCGCGGGTGATGTGGTCACGCGCAACCTCTTCCCGAGTCCTATTTAGCAGAATGCCGAGTCTTTGTAGCTCGGCAAACTTTTCCTTAACCACAAAACCTAAAACTGCCACGATTCCCGTCAGAACCATGTTCCAAACAAGCATTTCCATGACTCAGCACTTCCATGCACGTAAGGACTTGTTGATACGGGAGTTCGGGTCATTCGCAGTCTTGGCGCTCGTCAGTTTCTTCTTCATCCCAGACATCCGGGCACAGAAGGATTTCTTACGAGAACCGCCTTCAGGCTGCGGAGCCTTGAGTCCCGGCTTGCCGGGGTTAGCCCGGTTGTAGGAAGCCCTGCCTTTAGCATTTAAACCGCCAGCGGGGTTTTTGCCTTCCTTACGTTGCCAAGCCGGTGACTTAGCCATAAATGACCATCGTCGAGATTACGGCTGACGGAACGATGTAGACGCTCGTTTGGAAGAGCAGTCCTTCACCCGGCATCAGGATGTAATCCGGTGCGGTAGAACTTGCTTTCGTATCAACCGCGATTTTGACCGGGCCACTTGCGCCACCGTCACGAAAAGTCACCGTGCCAGCACCCGAATCAGGGACGATATAAATCGCTTTTACGCGAGAACGTCCAATTACAAGGCTATTTTGATCCAATAGATTGCCAGCAGCCACAGCGACTTTACTGGCTAAGACATCTGTTTGCATACCCATTCTCCGTCTCCTGTAATGGATGAAGGGGGCTTACGCCCCCCACGAAATCTTACGGGACGAGACTGGCGTACAGACCGATGTAGAGCGTCGTGCTGCCGATGAGAACCGGGATGCGACCGGCCTGAACCGATACCGTGCCCGATACTGAACCCGTGGTCAGCTTGGTGCTGCCAATCGTCAGAGTCGTGCAAAGAAGGTTAGTAACAACGGCAGAGTCGGAAGCAATAACGCCAATAAAACCATTGTCGGAAGCAACCGGGCCGCTAAAAGTTGTACGTGCCATTTCAAATCCTCACATGCGAGTTGTGCTTATCAGTCTGCATGTCGTCAGTCGGGGCTGTCTGATAAGCAATTTTTCCCGATGAACGACTGTATATCACTAAAAAAGAGGGGCTACAAGCCTCTAGGAACTTGTAACCCCTCAGTGCTTACCCTCTACAGGAGAAAGCTATCAGGACGAACCCGGCGAGGCAAACATGCCCAGCGGATCCGACCAACCGAACGAGTAACGCTCGCGGCTCTTATACCGCACGTTGCCCGTGTCGAAGTCGCCGTCCATGCTGTTTTGCAGCGGGGTACGGACGAAGTGCTTCATGCCGTTCGGAACGTCGGTCGTCAAGAACCAAGCGTTCGTGTCGGTCAAGAAGTGGTTCACGGTGTAGCCACCCGGAATCGAACCCATCGCCTTGAGAGCGTTGATGTCGTTGTCAGCGGTCGCAACACGGAGTTCCGTGTCGAGGAGGCGCTTGGCAGTGAACATCAAAGCCGGGGGAACGATGAGCTTACCGGGCTTCGCCGCAATCAAGAGACCACGCTCGTCCGTCCAACCAGCAATCTGAATGACAGCCGCTTCCAACGAGGTTTCGTTGAGATCCGAGGCCGTCAAACGGTTGCTGTTGACACCGCCCGAGACAAGCGGGTGGTTTGCGCTGAACAGAGCCTGACCGTCGCCACCAGCGTAGCTGGACGAGAAGCCATTGTTCAGAACAGACGCCGCCTTGACCTGCTTCGTGTACGCCATGGCGCGAGCAAGCGCCTTGGTATATCGCTTGGAAAGCGAATCGTACAGGTTGTCTTCAACCGCTTCTTCCGTGATGGAGAAGCCGAGAGCGATGGTCTCGTGGTTGTAACGAGCCGTCCAAGCTTCCTGCGCGTTGTCATACGCAATGGCGGCACCTTCGGCCTTAACCGGGGCAGCGGAGAATCCGCTCAGCTTCGTCTCTTCTTCAAAAGAACGCTCAGAGGTCTCAGTTTCGTAGATCTCTTTGTGCTCTTCGCCATAGGTCTTGTACTCAAGGCCGAACAGGGCATTCAAGCCCGGCAGGAGTTCCTTAAGTAATTGTGCGCGTGAAATAGCCATGTCTTAGAACTCCCTATTAAATGCCGAGCGGGGTGTTGTAAGCGTGACCACCAACGACGACACCCGAAACACCCGTGGTATACGGGGCATTGAACTTAACAATGACTTCGGGGTAGTAGGTAGTTCCGCTCGAAACAAACGCCGTGTCTTCGACCACATCGACGATACGCATTGGCAGTGAACGAGTCGTCGCCACGGAACCAACACGAACGCCTTGCTGCGAGTCATTAGTTGTCGTGTTAAGCGTATTGGCAACCAACTCGACGTTGGTACCAACATCCTCATACACGAAACCGCCCGTGGTCGAAACCACAAGCGAAGCCGTCACACCGACAACCTTGAACAGGGTGTTCGGATCGTCAGCCACATACGCCGTAATGTACGTACCAGACTTCACCGCCGTACCCGAAATCCAAGCCTGCGAGTAGGTCGGCTGACCCGTCACGGTGGACACAAACGAGCAGCCCAGAAACACGCCAGCAAAGCCAGCATCGGGGGGAGCAGTCGTTTCCGTGGAGACAGTAATGGTGCCGCTGGTGGTCAACAGAACCGGGTCGCCGTAACCGATGCTTGCGGCACCGGAAGCAATACGACGCTGGCGAGTTGAACCGGCAAACACCTGCCCGCCGATCAGATTGATCGGCTTCAAGCCATACGGCTTGTCAACAGTAGGATATGCCATTGATTACTCCAAAAAAGATGAATTTATTTACCCTTACCGAACGAGACCGTTGTCTTCTTCTCATTGAAGAGTGGCATACGCTCATCGTTCAGCCTCATGAAGTTGTTATCTACGGACTGGATCTGAGCCTTTGCTTGCTGGGCGTAATAATCATCACGCTGCTTCATTAGCTCTTCCGGTGCCTTACATAACAACAATCCACCGATTTCGATGTTCCCTTTAAATTTGGAATTCGGATCGGTGTGGTGCATCAACTCCGGATGATCTTCGGCCTTTACAGGCTCCCAACCTTCACGGAATTTTGCGGAAGTATTCTGTGGATCGGCCTGACCCATAGTACTAGTCCGGATATACCTAAACACCCACCCTGCTTGCGGATTTGGAGCCGGAAGCGTTTGGGGAGGAGTCCAAGTCTTTGTGCGCTGCGCTGATTCCCGATTTTCGAGTTCGCGTGCGAGTCTATTTTCAGCCATTTTAGTTGCTCTCCAATTTCATAAGTTCACGGGCATACTGCTCATTACTCAGACCAAGCTTTTTAGCAAGCATGACCTGTGTCGGCGTCAGACGAATCTGACGTGGCGCGGATGACCGCGTGACCGGAGCCACTACGTTGGCTGGTTTTGTGCGAGTAGGCTTTTCGGCCTCCCTCGTTTGAGTTGGCTCATCCTCGAAATAATCGGGGAATCGCTTTCTCATCGTCGCGTTAACTCGGTCGTAGTAATCGTCGCTACGCGGATCGACTCCAGACCGGACCAATTTTTCGTGCAGTCCCAAAGCGAGGGCGGTCATCTCCTCGTCTGTACCGAACCAAGCATTTTTTTCTTTCCACGCCTCGGCTTTTGGGTCCGCGACGGGTTGAGATGCTTGAGGTACTTGGTACTGTAGATTTGGTTGTACTACTGATTCCTCTTCTTGTAAAGAGGGCCGGAAATTTTCGTATTGCTTAACCTTAAGCTTAGCGTCAGTCAGCATCTCTTGAGCATCAGCAATAAGACCGGGGTCTCCGGATTCATATGCCTGCTTAAGTTTATCTTTAGCTGATACTAACTCGTTATTAGCTGACTTAGTAACTTCGTGGATGTAAGCCTTCTCACCATTACCAAGACGGCTCTTAAGCTGTTTAATCTCTTGTTCACGAATCTGAGCAAACCGTAGGGCTTCTTCCCGTTCACGGAAAGCACGCTCCTTTTCACGACGCTCGTCGTGCCAGACTTTCTTCATCTGAGAGAGACGCTTCTTAACCTTGTCGGAATATTCCTCAAGGTCGTCCTTGTCTAGCTCGTCAACTACCTCTTTAGGCAGCGGAGTCCGGCCCCGATCTTCAGCCGGGGTATCGTCTTCAATCTGAATATTGAATTCTGGTTCCGGAGCGGCTTCGGTTTTTGCCTCTACTTCGTCCGGAAATTTATACTCTTCATTAGCCATAAATCACTCCTTATGCGCGACGGATTCCACGGGGGTCATCGACCACCGCTTCCACGTTGTCGTCGTTGATGATGCGGAACTCTCGGCCGTGGATGACCACGCGAGTGCCCGTGTACGGACGGGTAAGAACAAAATCACCTTCTTTGCACCACGGGCCGGTAGGAAACCGTGCCTCGTCCTTGTAGCAAAGATCGCCTAGCTTGACGACGAACAGAACTACAGTTGTCTGCTCTTCAACACGCTTGGTGTCGTCGGACTTAATAATGCCTCCCTCAAACTCTTCTTCCACGTGCGGTACAGCACAAAGGATTCGATATCCTCGGGGTGCGGGCAGTAGGCTAGCTTTCTTAACTTCGTCTTGCGTTCTTTCAACATCGATATTACTCATGTTTCCTCTATACGCTTTGCAAGGTCTTTGATGTATCCCATTGCGAGGTCGAGACCCTGTAACGCCCCGCATAGGCGTTTGTATTCACCTTCGTCCAATTTGCCTTGGATGAGGTTTTCTACAATTAATGTGCGCTCGTCCTTGAGTTTTGATTCAAGGTATTCCAGAGCGTTTGAATAACTCATTCATTACTCCTTTGGTGCAGGTGGTGTAACCTGTTTTCTCATTTCTGATTCATCACGCGCCTTGCCTATTTCTAGGCCAAGACGTACGCCTTCAATCTGCTGTTTGGCAGAAATAGCGGCTTTGTCTTTCTGAATGTCCACGCCGAGACGCGCTGCCTCAAGCTGCTGACGACCAGAAATCTCTGCTTTGCGAAGCTCCAACTCGTCGGCCTTGGTAACAGCATCCATAACGTCTTTCTGCTGTTTGCGTGCAACCTCGGCCTGTTGAATCTGGGCCTCCATCTGCAACTGCTGCGCCTTGGTTTGCGCCTGAAGTTGTTTGATCTGCAAGTCCATCATCTGCATCTGAACAAGCGGGTCTTGTGCCTGTTGTGCGGCCTGTTGCATCTGCGCTTCGGCCTGATCCTTCTGAAGGACACGTGCGGCAGCGGCTGCTGCCAACTGCGACAACTGCGCCTCAAATTCAGGCGGCAGGTCGTACTCTTCACGATCATCTTGCGGCAAGGGCGGGAGCGCCGCGCCAAGCTGTTTCTCAATCTCGCGGCGGTACTGGAACGCCACGTGCTCCATGATGTGTGCCTGAAGCGAAGCCGTGATCTGCTGTGCCATCGGGTTCTGACCAATCTGCTGGGCAATCTTCGGATCTTGACCAAGCGCCATGTGCACAGCGATGTGCGCCTCGTGATCTTGATACATAAACGCCTTCACGGGCTTGCCCGTCATCACGTCCATGTTCTCAGTGATGGGATCACGCGGCTTGGCGTCAGCGGCCAACGGCACCAACTTATCTGCGTTCTTAATGCCGAGCACTTCAATCATCTGACGATGAAGATACGGAAGATCGTAGAGTTGCGGCGCGGTCTGACTTAACTGCAATACGGCTTGGTACTGCACCACCTTCTGCGACATCGTCGACGCATTTGGATCGCTGACCGGGATGACATCAACATCGTCGTAGTCAGCCTTCTTCGCTTTGCGATCACCAACTTCCGGCTCGTACGAATATTCATCCGGGGTGTTATCACGAATAATGGTGGCAAGGAGTTTGAACTCCTGCTTCATCGCGTAGTACACGCGAGCCTGCACCGCCGTCATCACCTTTAGCACACGCTCAAGCACGGCAAGTGTCGTACCGACCGGAGCCTGCGAAGACATATCGGAAACTTTGAGATCCGACACCGCAGCAAATCTGCGGCCTTCTTCGACCACCCGATCCATTAGGGTAGCCAGAGTTTGACTTGGCTCTTTATAGGGAAGGGGGAGAATGTTGTCGCGGATCGCGCCTGACGGAATATCTACGTCTCGGAACTCTCCCGGCGCAATCGGAGTATCGTCTCCCTTAATTCGCAATCCTCTAGACTTAAGTCCTCCGGGGAGGTTTGAGAGAGTTCCTGCATCAATGAGTTGACGAAGGAGGGACGTTGCAGCCTTACTATGTCCCCCGATAAGGTGAATAAGGCCGAAGTAGTAAAATCCAAATCCGGGTATGTATCCGTAGTGGACGAAGTGCTGTCGCTTTTCTTTAAGCTTATCGTCTTCGCGCCAATTCCTGCGTATGGCAAGGATTGTCCCTGTTCCTTTCTCAATCGTGACGACGTACGGTAAAGCAATTCCCGTTTCGTTGTTATCTTTGTCGACATCTGGATACCCCGGAAGCTCTATATTGGCGTGCATTTCGAGGAGTTGGAAACGGTCGTCCATTGACGCACTGAAGCCTTGATCTTCAGCCTTCTGCTTCTCCACCTCGTCCATCACACGCATCGGCTCACCAAGATCTACATCCCGATAGAACCCTGCGTATTGAAGTTTCTTAACCTCGTTCTTGGTCTTACGCATACGGTGCGTAACACGGTCAGCCGTGTCCAAATTTGCCGCGCCATAGGGCACGATGATGTCTTCGGCTGGAATGTAAACCGCAGTCTGACGACCGAGTGACGGGTCGAAATACACCTTCTTAAAGGCGTTACCTGCCAAGGCGAGCGAAAGTAGCAGGCGCTCATGCTCCGGGCGGTACTCCTTCATCTTCTCAGTCAGTTGATAATTCATGTCATCAGCGACACGAGTTGCGGAGTCTTTTTTCTCCGGTGTCTCTTTACCAATGATCTTGGTCTTGACCGGCCCCATCGCCGGGAACGTCTCAATAATTGTCTCGGACTGGAACTTGACTGCGCTCTCCATCAGCAGCGGATGGAACACACCACACGCACCCGGCCACGGTTCAGTACGCTCTTCGTATCGGATACCAAGGATTTTCAAACCTTTGACGTAGGTATCCAACCAGTCCTTGCGTGAAGCAAGATCCTGCTCATAGTCTCCGATGAGTTCAGAAGCCAAGCTCTGCAACTCGTTCTCGCCCATATATTCCGCGAGGTTGGCGTCATGATCCTCTGCACGAGGCTCGTCTTTGACCATCTCAATGACCATGCCATCAATACCGATAGACATGCTCTCCGGGTCTTCAACCATGATCTCAATCGCAGGCTCTTCAGCCGCGAGAGCTTCCAATCCCAGAGGGGCCTGCATCAAACTTTTATCGACGGCCATCTAAATTCTCCTAGTAATAGCCTTCGCGCTTGTGGCTCTTAAACCACTTAGTTGGTTCCGGCTCGTCGGATGGGAGCCTAATGAACCCGCCTTGCCTGAATCGGAGGAGGGCTAGGGTGGTGGCGTCCACCAAGTCATCGTGGGTGCCGGATGGGAAATCATTGCATTCCTCCACGACTTCCCAAGCCCAACGTCGATCAGGCACCCAGACTATACCGGAAGAGAACAGATCGGATACTGCATTTACACGCGATATCTTGTCCTGCCCTTTACCCGGCGTGAACTCGGATATGGGCACGCCCATACGCCGCATCTCCTGATAAAGAGCCGCGCCGTTGGACTTCTTCTCAACAATAAATGTGTCTGGGTTCCACTCTTTGTACTGCTCAAGAACAAGCTCTTTTAGCTCCGGAAACTCAAGTCGCTCGCGGATACTGTTGAGCAGAATAATGTTGTAGTTCTTGACCTCTTCATTAAAGAAGACACCCCATGTGAGGAGGGCGTTGTAGTCCGACCGATTGGATTTCTCTTGCGCGGTGTCGAGCGACATAATGATGTGTTCACATGGCGGAGGACTTTCAGCCGACCATGTCTGCCACCACTCGCGCTTGATAAGCGCACCTTCTTCGGACGTGGGCTGTTGCATGTACTGGGCTTGCCAATACCGCACATCCATACTGGCCTTTTTAGCCAGCAACTCATCAATACCCCAGAACTCAGGCCAGAGGGGGTTATCATTCAAAATGGCGGGAAATTCCACCACTTCCCACTGATCCGCCTCTTCTTCGCGGGTCATGTGGTCAACAATCTTCCCGGTCAGATCCTGCTTACTCCATCGCGTCATCACCACGATGATCGCGCCACCCGGCATCAGTCGTTGTACAGGGCCCGACTGGAACCACTCCCACGCCGGTTCAAATACGTCTGCGCGGCCTTGCTTAGCCTCTTGCTCGGAATGAGGATCGTCAATAATAAAGAGATCAGCACCACGACCAGCCAGAGCACCGCCAACACCGATAGCAAAATACTCGCCATTAAAGTTAGTACCCCAACGGCTAGCACTTTTAGAGTCTGCTTGAAGTTCGACATTAGGAAAGATGTCACGGTAATTCTCCGCCCCCACTAAGTTACGCACACGTCTGCCGAAATTAACGGCGAGGTCGGCGGTGTGAGACGCCATAATGACCTTTTTATGCGGGTATTTCCCCAAAAACCACGCTGGCGCTAGGTAGCTGATCATCTCGCTCTTACCGTGACGGGGAGCGATGTTCACGATCACACGTTTCTTCTTACCTGCCGCAATCTCCTCGAAAATCCGAGCTAATTTGCGGTGGTGGGGACCTACTTTGTACCCCGGATAGACGTGATTAATGAAATCTAAGAACGAATCCTTACCTAATTTCTGCGTTATCTGGTTCTGATACTGTTTTAGTAGCTCCGCCACACGCCGTTTGTCCTTATCCGGCATATTTGGCAGCGCCAGCTTCAGCTTTTGCAGATTTTCAGCAGTTAATTGCATTGATTCTGCACGGGTATTTCGGTTTTATCTTCCAAAACCTTGTATTCAATGCCTTCTAGTACCGACAAAAGCTCTTTTTCGACCTCTTCGATGGGCTTAATAATGTGTGTGGTCTCTGTACGCTTCTTAAATGCGTCCACACCGTCTACTTCGCCAAGCTTTGTGAGGGCTTGCACACGAATTTTGGCATCGGCTGTCGTTTCAATCTCAGAAACAAGCCTATTAATCACGTAATTTTTGTATTCAGAAAGGTCATCTACGAGCGAACAGTTGCTTTGCTGCACCATACCGGCTAGCCATGCCATTGTTTCGTTCGGATACTTACTAAACTCAATGCGCTTCTTAGGATCTTCGATCATCTGACGAGCCAACTTCTCGGCTTCGTCCTTGTCCTGCTCAGTTGGGACAAGGGGTATACCTGTTAAATCTGAGATCAACTTTATGGTGCGGGCCCGCATCTGGATCTCTGCCTCGGCAGACAATTCAGGCAAGGCTTCAGCCGCGTTAGCGGGCAGCGGGATGTTCTCGTCGATCTCTGGAACAAGCGCCGTATCAGTCATGGGTGTGGATAGTACAAAATAAATATATAAAAAAACAGCATGGTACCAAACGAGATACCGGGGGGGTTCTGTATACGAGGGGGTGGGGTCTGCCTAGCCGAGTTTTGGAAATGTAGTGAGGATTTGTGAGAGTTCGAGTGTATTAGTTCGCTGACGGGAAGTTAAACGCAGCGCGGAGGGTGGCGGTACGGTGGGGTGACAACGCCAACGATTTGCACATTGTGTGGGCTTGAGTTTGATTTTGCTAAACCCTAGACGACGTAATGGGCTTGAGTTTACGCGCCCAAAAATCCGCTGCGTCTGCCTGCCGTCGACTGGACAAAGTATAACAGAAGTGGTATAATAGAATCGTCGGCGGGGTGTTCTCGCTGACTCCTGACAATGTCAGGAATACATCATCTAGTGGAGTTATACATATCATGGCTAAGTCAAACAAAGTTGCTGTCGCGGTCTCGAAGTCGGTCAACCCGTCAATGGCTGCCGATATTCTCGCCAAGGCTGAGGCGGTCGCGGTCAAGGCTATCGACGTTCAGATTTCTACGTCGGTCGACACCGAGTCGTTTCAGTCTGATTTCGCGGCGCTCTGCCTCGCGGCGGGTGTTCCGGTGATCAAGCGCGACGGGGTCGAGCGGTTCGATCGTGAGTCCGAAATCGGTAAGGCGTTGCACGCGGTGCTCAAGACCATGGCTACCGATTCGGCCAAGACTCGCGCGCACTATTCGGTCGAGGTGCACAAGGTGGGCGACGACGACAAGTATCTGCCGGTTCGCGTGTGGTCTCGCCTGGCTAAAAAGTGGACACCGGTCGAGTCTGCTTTGCCTGTGAATCACACTTTCACGGCGGCATTCGCGCTAGGCGTCGATCTCAAGACTCTCGCGTCGGTTGCTGAAAAGCCGAACGGTGTCAAGGCTTGGATGCGCGGCACGGCGGTTGGTGAGCGGCCGGATGGCAAGGGTCAGGGTATGCGCGACTGGATCAACAATGATGTTGATCAGGCGTTGTCTCGCGGTTGGAAAGCCGATGCGTCGGGTCGTGCGGGTGGTGCGAAACAGGATTTCGCCGATCTGCTCAACGGTCTGCACAAGGCGGGAACCAAGAAGCGCGCGCGATATGCCAAGGACAACGGCGACGATTCGGTGGTGTCTGAGGGTCAATGGACGGCACTTTGTTCCATCATGTTGGAGGCGGCGTTTGATCCTGCTCTGGCCGATGAAATCATCGCGGCGGCTGATCGGGCGGGTTCCTGACACTGTCAGGACTACGGGGGGCGGCGCGAGCCGCCCCTCATCTATAACTTCAACGGAGGTTGCCATGTGCGCTGAACCCGAACAGTTGGAATTCCCGTTCTAACCACAGCCCCGTCAGGCTCATGCTTGGCGGGGCTTTTTTGCGTCTGCGCTCCGCGAAGCCAGTTCCACGGATACCAGTTCTATATGAGACCAGTTCTTGCTAGGCCAAGCCTAAGCCCGAGCCCAAAGCCTTAGCCCTAGCCCATGTACAAGTTACAGGCCATGCGTCTACACCGCTCTTCTTGTGCGTGACCCAAAGTTTGACGACATCAGAATCGGTTTGCTTAGCCCACGCCAAGACTCGCCTGCTTCCTGACAGTGTCAGGATCAGAATCGGTTTGCTTAGATGACGCGATACCAGTTTTCTAGCCCTAGCCCATGCGCTAAGTTGCACTTTGAAAGTTGCAATAGCGTACAAAATTTTTCGCGTTTCCTTAAAAATCAATGACTTACATTTTTGGCTTGTACTCACACTTAAGTTGACGGGAACAAGCCAAGCCTTTGATCTTAAAGGGAAAAGTGTCGATTTGTACGCTTGTACGCTTGTTCGCACCTAGGGGACGGAGGAGCCAGTTTGTCTTCTTCGGCAAGCGCAAAATTTTTTAAAAAACTTGGAAAATTTTTTACCGGCCGTCCTCCCTCAAAAAACAGCGTACAAGCGTACAAACTCCTCTTTTTACCTCTTCTTCTTATAAATAAATAATAATAATAATAATAAAATCAATAACTTACAGAACCACTCCTCTGCCTCAAAACCCAAAATCTTGTACGTTATTACAACTTTCATTTTGCGTACAAAGCGTACAACATATTACCACTTTCCAATTATCCCTAACCTAATCAAGCACTTAGCGTGTACGCTGCCGAAAAACCGCGCATTTCCTGACATTGTCAGGACAACGTATAAACCACGCACCCCCAGTCCATCGTGCCCAGACAAAATAATTTGCTTATTACTTGACTTAAAAGACTACATTTGTTATAATATAGTCTATAGTGGAAATTTCGCCAAACGAGGCGGGTTCCACGAGTCCTGACGGTGTCAGGACAACAACGATCCTACAAGTCGTAAGCCGATAGTAGGTGAAGGCGCGGTGGCAGAGCCGTGACGCTGTCTGACAAACAGCGGTGCTCCGAGTATCAATCGGGGTCGTGGTGCAGTACGAGACTGCACATAGGATCGCCTAGGTGACAAGTCGTTGAGTAGTTTGCGGCCTGTAAATTCTGTCAGCCATATCAATCCCATGTTGACCGTATTTATTACGAGCGAGGTGGGGCGGTGACGGATGGGCGACTGCGAAGCCAAGCGGTAAGGACACGGATAGTCCTGTGCGGAGTGTAAAACCGTAGGTGAAGTGCAGAGTACGGTCAGAGCGGCGAAAGGCTAGACCCGCGATCCATAGCCGGTACGGACAGGCAATGTATGTCCGGCAGCGGTAGGAGTGTGAACCATAACTTGTCCTGACAACGTCAGGACTGTCGTGTAGCTCCGAGTATCTGCCTACAAAGTTGTGAGCCGCGATGAGCGAGTGAGCAGCCTAGCGGCCTTGGTAACCCCGAGGTCGCGTGGGTGTTTAGTTGTATCAACGATAGTCCTGACAGCGTCAGGAAGGAGGCTTGGATGAGTACCTATTTTTGCCGAGCGTGCGTGACCAAAGGTATGTACACCCCAGTTGATCCACGCAGGGTCATGGCGGGATTCGGTTCGTGCCTACCTTGCGGGCAGGAGTATGCCCGTCAGGTCAAACATACGGTCGTGCCGATGCACAAGAGCAACTACATCAAGGTGACTAACCTTGAGGACTTGAAAGGTATCAACAACAAGGGAGGGTTTTACCGATGAGGATGGAAGTGTATTTGGGCAAGCGGCTGATTTGTGTGGAGACAGATACCGAGTGGGCTGTGCCGTATTGGACGGGGCGCAAGCGTATGAACCCGCGAATCAAGTGGACGATTAAGGAGGTGTGACATGGCTAAAACAAGAGACGAAGAATGGTTTACCGACGATCAAGCCCAGTGGCACGCGGATCAACAGCGTGACGAGGAAGAGTTACGCCTGTTGCGTGAGCAGTCGATGCGTGCAGCGATCAAGCGTGAGTTAATGGACGAGGTGGTGGAGGAATTCACCAACAGCATCAAGCCCGAGATTGACGAGGCTGCGGTCAAGTTCGGTAAGAAGGTGTTCAAACTAGGCTTTGCCTATGGGTTCGTTACCGCACTTACGGGTGCGGTGTTGTTCTTTTTGTTTGCTTGAACTGTTGACTTAAATAGCAACTTATGTTATAATATGTATGTAGAGTGGGAATTCACTCCTGACATTGTCAGGACAACTTACTAACGGAGACTGTCATGGAATCTAATTTGTTAAAGCAACCCGAACACATCACATCGCTGGCAACGGGCGGTATCTTGCTCCGCGCCAAGGTCAAGGTCTGGACTGCGACGAAGCAGGATCGTGACATCAGCGATGAGGTCACGGCCAACAAGAAGGCCGCTCGCAACGCAGGGAGATACACCAAGCAACTCTTTGCCGACGTACCCGAATTGCGCGCACTCCTGAACGACAGGCAGACTTGGTACAACTTTGTACAACGTATTACCTATCCGTGGGACGGCGAGTGGGGCTATCTGCCCACGCCGCGCATCGCTCCAGTCATGGGCGAGATCCAAGATCGCAAGGCGCGATCTGAAGAGTTACTAGAGAAGTTTATTACCGTCATGCCAAGCGCGATCAGCAACGAGGCGTTCGTGCAGGGCGATATGTTCAACAAGGACGATTACCCGACTCCTGACGAGGTCAGGAGCAGATTCAAAGTCATCATCCAGACAATGAACATCCCAGAGGGCGACTACCGAGTGACTATCGCCAACGATCTGGCCGATGACTTGCGTAACAACTTCGAGCAGCAGACACGCGACATCATCAACGAGATTCACAGCAAGCAGCAGGATCAGTTGATCAAGGTATTGCAGTCGTTCTCACATTGCTGCGACAGCGAGACGGTCATGGAGGACGGTGAGATCAAGGTCAAGCGGCGCAAGATGTACGAGTCGACGCTGACTGACGCGATGGAGTTATGCAACACGTTTGCCGAGTTCAACCTGACTAACGACACGCGCTTGGAGGATGCGCGGCGTGATCTGCTACGAGTATTGGACGGAGTCACCATCGACCAACTGCGTAACAGCGATACCAAGCGTACCGTTGTGAAGGAAGGCGTGGACGACATCCTGTCGAAGTTTGGTCTGTAATTTCAACAACAGAGGTAAAGCAAAGTCATGGCTACTAACACAATCGAATTCAACAACCCCATCTCATTGAAAGAGGCGATGACCGCCATCTTGGAATTGGGTACGACTAACACCGCTGTCATCAAGGGCGAGCCGGGCTGCGGCAAGTCGACATTGCTCAAGGCTCTTAAGGCTGAACTAGGTGATGGGTACGACTACATCTACGTGGACTGTCCTGTTAAAGACATTGGCGACACGGCGATGAGTGTTCCTGACAATGACAGGACGAAGTTACTACAGATCGTCTCTGACTTGTTCATGCTCGACAGCCCGAAGCCGAAGGTCATCATGCTCGACGAGTTTATGAAGACTCCGAAGTTGCTCCAGACAATGTGGACTCGCTTGATGCTTGAGCATTGCGTGGGTGACAAGGATCTGGACAAGACACATCCTGGCTCAATCATCTTTGCAACAAGTAACAATGCAAGCGACGGTGTGGGTGACAGTATGTTGGCGCACGCAGGTAATCGCGTCACCATCTATAACTTGCGTAAGCCGAATGCTACCGAGTGGAACGCATGGGCGTCTGATAACAACATCGCTGCCGAGATTCGTGCTTGTGTGGCGATGCACCCACGGATGCTTGCGAGTTACTTGGACGGTGGGCAGGAAGACAATCCGTACATCTTCAATCCGAATCGCAAGGCGTTGTCGTTCGTCTCGCCGCGCAGTCTCGCCAAGTGTCACAACATCGTGACCAAACGTGAGCGGTTGGGTGTCAATCTCACACAGGCATCACTCGCCGGTACTATCGGTGCGGCTGCGGCTGAGTTGATGACGGCAGTCATGTCTCTGTCGGGTGAGTTGGTAGCGATTAAGAATGTTATTGCTGATCCTGACAACGTCAGGATTCCAGAGAAACCCGCAGCGTTGTTCATGATGATGTTCAATGCAATCGACACTATCGATACGCAGGACGATCTCGCAGCGTTCATGAAGTTCGTTAAGCGCATTAACAGCGCAGAGGTGCAGAGCGTGTTCTTCACGATGGCCTTGCAGTCCAAGCGGGTGAGCAAGTTGGCTATCAAGAATAACGAGATCAAGGACTGGGCGAAGTCCAACTATGAGTTGTTGATCTAACGGAGGTGAGTCATGGAAATGGTAGTTGAACAGAAAAACTTATACGGGACGGTGCGATTCTATCCCGTGAATCTACTGGCGCAGCAGTTTGCCAACCTGATGGGACGGATGACGTTTGACATTGGGCATCTGAAGCGCATCAAGGAAATGGGTATTACTGTGGATGTTAAGCAAGAGGAGTTAGTGATATGAACGCAGCAGTTCAAGTTATGGATGCAGAGTTGAAGTTGAAGAAGGCGCACATCCGATTGATGCGTCATCCCGAGACGTGCCTGTATTCGGGCATCATTCTTCTAGGCGATACCAAGATCGTCGATGGAGATGACAACATACCTACGGCCTGTACCGATGGGCTGAACACGTACTACGGCAGGGAGTTTTTGAATGGCCTGACACTTGAAGAGACGTGTGGCCTTGTGCTGCATGAGAATCTGCACAAGTTGCTCAAGCATATCCCACGTCACAAGGACTTGGCGTCAAAGGATCCGATGTTAGCCAACGTAGCGATGGATTTCGTGGTCAACGATGTGATCATGAATCTCAAGGACAAGACACTAGCCAAGTTGCCGGACGGTGGTCTGTATGATCCGATGTTCCATGACTGGTCGGTGAGACAAGTCTTTGACTATCTCTGGCAGGAGCGTGAGAAGCAGCCGAAAAATCAGCCGAGCGATCCGGGTCTGCCCAAGAAGTCGGGTAACAAGGGTACGCAGCAGCGTGGTCAGCCGCTCGACAAGCACGACTACGAGGGTCAGGACGGCAAGGATGGCAAGGGTGGTAACAAACTCACGCCAGATCAGCAGCGCGAACTGGAGCGCAAGATCAACGAAGGCTTGCAGCAGGGCGGCCTCTTGGCAGGGAAGTTTGGTGTAGACATCCCTCGCGTAATCAAGGATCAGATGGAGCCGGAGATCGCATGGTCTGATGTGCTTGATGACTTCTGGTCTGGCGTCATGCGTGGCGTGGACGAGTACACGTACTCGCGTCTGAATCGTCGCCGCTTGGCTGATGACTTGTATCTGCCGTCCCCGTACAGCGAGACGGTGGGTCGCATGGTGTTTGCCATCGACACGTCAGGCAGCATCGACGATAAGCAGATCGCCCGCGTTGCAGCGCGTATCTCCAACCTGTGTGAGTTGTATCCACCAGAGTCGGTCATCGTGCTGTGGTGGGACACTCGCGTTCACGCAGAGCAGCGGTTTGAGATTGAGAACTACGCCAACATCGCCACGTTGCTCAAGCCTGTGGGTGGTGGCGGCACTCGCGTCTCTTGTGTGAGCGAGTACATGAACGAGCGACACATTGATGCAGACGGTGTGATCGTGTTCACGGACGGCCACGTGGAGCCGAATGTTAAGTGGGACGTTGCTTGCCCGACGCTGTGGCTTGTAACGCAGAGCCGTGGGTTCACCCCGCCGCATGGTCGCAAGGTGATGGTCAAAGAATAATCCTGACAATGTCAGGAAGTCGATAAAACTAAGGAGGCATAAGTCATGGCTAAGCGAGTAAAGATTCAAGTCGATGTCAACGATGTGTTCTTGGACACGGTTGATCCGGCAGAGCGAACAGCAGTTATCAAGTCAGAGATGTGGCCGGTTGTTCTGGCTGCGTATGCAACTACTGAGCGAAAGGCCAAGGTTGGTGCGTTTCATAACGGAGGTGAGAAACTCATTCACATGATGACTGACGGGGGCTTTAGTGTTTGCGCCATCGTCAAGAATGGTGTTGGCGATGAATACAGATTCATGTCGGCGGATAATTTCTTAGTTGGTATGGACGCCACTACTACATATCACTATTCAAACCGTATGGAGAGTGTCAATCCGCGATATCTGGCTAATAACTTGCGTCCTGATTCTAGGCATGATGCAAAGGCATCGCTGATGAGTGACCTACGTAGGGCACAGACCGCACCTAGCGACATATTTCGCAGTGTGCTTTCCCTGATGCTCGAAAACTTTGCCGGTGGATGGCAAGCGATGGCTAAACCCGAGGCAAGTGTGGATCGGGAACTTATTACCGAATTGATCTTGGCGCAATTCAGCGAGGACAAATACGAGATCCCGCCAGCGCAGGCTCAACGTCTGCGTGGTGTATACCTTGATCACATGGGAGAGGTACGGAAGTTTAACGACATAATGGATCGTGTCGCTGCGTACTTTACTACGGACAAGTGGCTACTCATCCCGAACTCCCTTGGCGGGGTGACACTTGGCGCGGTCTCTTACCATGCTATTCAAGTAGCAATAGACACCTATCGCAAGACAGGCAGTATGCCATCAGAGACTGAATTCAATTACGGCGTACCTGTCGTGCCATTCAAGCGATACAAGACTATGAACGACATACCCGACGACATTTCCTCTGAACTGAACATTGCTCTGACCATGCTCAAGGCGCACACCAATACACAAGCAGATATGCCCGACGTGAGCGAGCCGAGATACTGGGAGAGCATCGAAGCGATTGGCCTACAGCACTACCGAATCGGTAGGACTCCGCTCTACATCCTGTCGAAGTGATGCGGTCATGGAGCCGTTGAACTTGAAGGACAACCGTATACGTGTGCTGTGTGAACACAACGGCGATGTGTATGAGTTGTATATGGGACAGGGTATGAAGAGGCGTTTCACAGACGAGACATTGCCTGATGAGATCAAGACAGCCCTTGGTTTCATTAACAGTTTTGACTGGGACGAGTTACACCGATCAAACACGCTAGGCAATGGGCAACCCCCTGTGACGATGAAGCCTTGGATGCACCACACGACAGAGGACTACGAGGAAATCCTATGGACGTACAAGAACTATTGCCCCGAGATACTGCGAGAGATCGGGTGGAGAGTGAGGAACAGATACGCAATAACTCTATCAATGGAAGTCTTTCTGACTATCAAGGGACAACCACAGTCCTGACATTGTCAGGAGATGAACAGAGAATGTTCATGAGTACGCTCGACTACGTGGTAACGGCTAAGTCGAAGCAGGACATGGATAAGGTGTTGGAGTTTTACAAGATGTTGACTGGCCGACCGTGGCAAGATGACTATTACAACTGGTACGTGAAACAGGTGAATAGTCATGACGCCGGAAGCGAAGGTCAAAGCAAAGGTAAAAAAGATTCTCAATGAAATGGGTGCGTACTACGCAATGCCAATGGGAACTGGTTTCGGGAACTCTGGCGTTCCCGATTTTCTTATTTGCATAGGAGGGTTGTTCTATGCTATAGAGTGCAAGGCAAACGGTAATAAGCCTACCGCGCTTCAGTTGAAGCATATCGATGACATTCGCAAAGCAGGTGGCATCGCATTAGTAGTAGATGAAACAAACGTAGAGAACCTACGCAAGGAGCTAAGTCATGTCGAAATCAAAGCAAGTATTGGAGTTAACTAATAAGGGATTAACAGCAGGGGAGATTGCTAAGAAACTAAAAACCTCTGCGGCCTATGTATATTTTGTAAGACACGCAGCCAAAAAGAAGTCAAAGAACAAAGCACAATTTAAAAGTCCCCGCTCGCGTCTGGTTAATGATTTGTTTGAGATGCGAAAGGCGATGGATGCGGTTGAGAGCAAGCCGACGAAGTTGCTCGTACAACCCCAGTACGAACACGCAGCCATGAAATTACTCGCTGCCATCGATCCTGCTACTAATCCCCCGACAGGCAGACCAAAGCACAGAATGCAAGCAACCGAAACCGATCTAGTCAATCACCCCCCGCATTACACAAAAGGCGGCATCGACTTCCTCGACTACGCCGAGGCCAAGGGACTGACCGAGAACGCCTATCTATTTAATGTTGTTAAGTACATCTCCCGAGCGGGTAAGAAGCTAGGGGTAGATCCTGTGCAGGATCTTGAGAAGGCAGAGTTCTACCTCAAGCGTGAGATTGCGCGGAGAAAGAACGCATGAACACCAAGGAAACCGTAGGCTCACAAGAGATTGCATTCAGTCTCGCGCTGTCACTTTCATTAACGCTTACTTTTCTGCGAGCCATTAGGCAGATGAACATTGATGGTGGAATTGCAGTCCCAGATAAGTGGGAAGAACTCATAAAGCAGTTGCATACACTATTTTTGGATTCCTGTCGGGTGGCCGGAAAAGACTTTATCGAAACTGGGGACGAGAAAAGCGCAGCCCTCATGGGTTACGTTTTGAAGATGAGTCGCCCCAATGGTGCGAGAGATGACGCATGACAGAGAAAGACTACCTGCCACAGTACGCCGCAGAGTTAGTGCATGACTTGAAAGTACAGGAAGATCAATGGCGCTACTCTGCAAATGCTGCACTTAAACGATGGGGTGAGGACAATCCCATATACAAGGAAGAATTTGCCAAGGCTGAAGCGTTTAAAAACACGGCAGAGATGGTACGCAATGCAGTACACATTGTGCTGCCATTGAACGGCCAAGTATATGTACCTTCATCCAGTAGCAGATATACACCGGAAGAGTGTGAGTCTTCTCACGCTTTGCCACATATATTGACTACGTTTGAACACGCCGTGGATAAAAACTATTACGACGCTGACAACCTAGATGAATTTGAGATTCCAGATGCAAGCGTCAGTTTGGCTGTGGACTTCAAGCAGTTTGATGAAGATGATGAAAGGTACAAAGACGAACGACTCCCCGGCAGAAGCCCTGTTTCTGTAATCGCGTTCTCTAGGTTTAAGAAGAATACCAATGGGGTAAGGTGGTGTCTTAATAGTTATTACATGACTATGTATACGCCGATTGTGTTTAACAATAACGGCACAGAACTTGGCTTAAGTAATATCTATACGAAAGAAGGACTGTTTGATAACGATAGTCAACCAACTAAAGATAGAAACTTTGTAGAGACGATATTTAGATCTTTGCACGCAAACATGGAAACAGTAGTCCGAGCCTGTCACGCACTGCGTGTCGGTGCTGTGTTGGAGGAGCGTGAGGAGAAGTCCTATACACGCAACAGGACGTTCCAGAAGAAGGGCGTTGGCGGGTTTGAATACCACGTGTTGAGACTGCCATATGGCACAGTCAGAGAGACGTTGGGTAGTCGATCCGGTGGCGAGCGCGATACCCCGAGGTATCACTTCAGAAGGGCGCACCTACGTAAATTGTCCAAGGGAACTCAGACGTTCGTGCGTTCGTGTTTCGTTGGCAATCGTGAGAAGGGCGAGATCCAGAAAGAATACAAACTAGAGAGCGGGGTAGCAGCATGAACCCGATACAAATCGGTCGTAGACGGTTAAGTGAAGTCGTATGGAATATCATTGGTGAAGAGAGCGGTGACGAGGAGATTAGTATTTGTAATATCGTAGACGAGCAGCAGCATCTACGTTTGAAGGCTGATTACAAGACTGGATCTGTGCCGCTTGAAGACGCTATTGATCTTTTCCTTATTGTTAAGCACTTTCAGCCGAAGGTCATTGCCGAGGTAGGTACGTTTATTGGCGTGTCTACTAGAGTTATGTCAGAGGCCGCGCAGGAATTATCTGTGATCTATACGTGCGATGTATCTAACAACATCACGGTGCATGAGGGTAACTTATTGATCTCACAGTTCCCTAAGACTCCATCTCATGAGATGTTTAAGTTCTTGGCCGACAAGGAACGTAAGGTCGATCTGGTCTATCTCGACGGGCGGTTGGGGCAGGACGACATTGAGTCACTTAACAAGATCATTCACGAGAACACGGTGTTCGTCATGGATGACTTTGAAGGCGTCGAGAAAGGCGTGGCTAACGCCATGATGTTGGAGTCTGGCAGTCGCGTGTTGATCTACCCACGTGAGGGCAGGAAGACTGCCATATCTATCCCGCTAACCATGCTGCAAGTTGTTCCGCAGGAGGCCACATGATCCGTTGGCTATTAGGTTTCTTTAAGAGACGCGACGAGTACCGCCGTCAGGAATGGGCACACGTGCCACCCCCTGCATGGGGAGCCAAGCGCGGTGGGAGGGAATACTGGTGAGTGAAGACAACAAAAAGACCCTGCTTGATTACGCGCAGATCATCTTCAAGAAAGGTTTTGAAGAGGCTGAGAAAGGGAACTACAACGATGCCATCGGGATTCTTGAGAACATCAATCAAGTGATCCCTGTGATGACGGCTGCACAACTGCAAGCCGGTCGTTGCCATTGGGAAATGCACCGTTGGGAACCGGCGAGAAAACACTTTGAGATTGCGACCCGTCTGGAACCAAACAACGACGATGCAGGGTGGACTGTTGGACTTCTAGCCCTGCAAATGGGTGACTTTGAGAACGGGTGGAAAGGTTACGAGCGACGATGGGGAAGCAAGACATTTAAATCCCCACGGTTGCACACCAAGCACCCGCAATGGGAGCGTGGCAAAGGGCTACGCCGTCCACTTGTTTGGACAGAGCAAGGCATTGGTGATCAGATCCTGTACGCCTCCCTGATCGAAGCCCTAGCGCGTGAGGTAGAAGAGGTTACGGTTGTCATAGACCTGCGTCTGGTCAACTTGCTACAGCGAGGATGCAGGGCGAAGAACGTTAAGTTCTTGACGCACAATGCGCGGGTCAAGATGAGTGCCCATGATTCGCATATCCCTATCGCGTCTTTGGGTAAATACTTTATTAACTCAGTGCAGGACATTCAGCCGAGTGTGTCCACCGCATACATGAAGGTAGACCCCGAGCGTGTCGCAGCCCTGCGTAAAGAGTACGGGTTTCATGAGGATGACTTCATCGTTGGGCTGTCATGGACGAGCGCGGCTCCCGTAATTGGTAAGCACAAGTCTGTGCCGATTGCGGACTTCAAACCGATTCTTGATATGCCTTACTTGAAGTTCATCAATCTTCAATATGGTGAAGCCCACAAAGAAGGCATCGACTATCATCCGAGCCTGATCACAACACACATTGATACATTCTTGGATTTGGAAAATGTTGCTGCTCTGATGGACATTTGTTCAATCGTGATTTCTCCATCGTGCGCGTCCGTACATTTGGCAGGGGCGATGGGTAAGGATGTTCTACTTCTTGATGCCAACAAACTCTGGTACTGGAACAATCGCCTTGGTAACGAAAGTCTGTGGTACAGCGGGGTAAAGATTTATCAACGCGAGAACATGAACGCGCCATGGGACTTGCAGTTAAAGCAAGTCAAGGAAGAGTTGGAAGTAATCTTGGGACAACGTGAACGTGTGCGAGATAATTTCGTATTCATGCACATCGGTAACGATATTTCTGCACCACAGAAAATGGTTAAGTCTTTGCTCCGTCAAAACCCTGACGCCAACGTAATCATGCTGACTAATAAAGATACACCTGATGTGATGGGCGTGACGGAACGGTGCGACTACGATCTTGATCCGAAAGAGATGACGTTTTCACGGGTTAAGGCGTTTGCGTTGCGTAATCTGGACGAACCCGCTTTGTACATTGACACCGACATGATCTTTGTGGATCGCGTTGTGGTGGGAGATATTTTGGGTGATTCCAAGGTTGTGATGTGCCGTCGAGAGTTTCAGCGTGAGGCGATATTCAACGTTGAGCAGCGCGGCGTCCGGTTCGATGAGTACAAGGACAAAACTATTGACGAGGTATATCCGTTCATTGCGTGTGCAACTGCAACCAAGAACGGTGCGCCGTGGCAGGTCATGCTAGGTATGTTTGACAAGATAGATCCGAAGTACCGCACATGGTACGGAGATCAAGAAGTGTTGAAGTTATACGCCGAGTCGGAGGCAGACATGATGCCCGAGTCCATATATGGATGCTTGCCAGAACACAAGCACGACGGGGCGAAGATCATTCACTACAAAGGGCCGAGTCGTAAACAACTGTTTGAGGCTGTATGAAAATCTTTATTGGTTGGGATAGCCGCGAAGATATCGCGTATCAGGTGTGCAAGGAGTCTCTGCTCCGACATACATCCGTTCCCCTCGACATTCAACCGATCAAGCAACAGGAGATGCGCGAGAGAAACCTGTACTGGCGAGAGCATGACCCGCTGTCATCAACAGAGTTCTCCTTCACTCGTTTCCTTGTGCCGCACTTGTGTGGCTATGAGGGGTGGGCGGTATTCATGGACTGTGACTTTTTCTGGCGAGGAGATGTTGCTGCGTTGCAGGACTATATGAATCCGTACTACGGGGCACTTGTGGTCAAGCACGATTACAAGCCGAGAGAATCTACGAAGATGGATGGTAAGGTTCAGCACCAGTATCCGCGAAAGAACTGGAGCAGCATGATCCTGTGGAACTGTGGGCATCCGTTACTTAAGACACTAACCCCCGAGATCGTAAACCGCGAGTCAGGTATGTACTTGCACCAACTGCGATTCTTGTGGGACGCAACCATCGGTGACTTGCCGATTGCCTACAACTATTTAGAAGGTTGGCATACGAAAGATGACTGCCCAAACCCGCAAGCCGTTCACTTCACCCGAGGTGGGCCATGGTTTAAAGAATGGCAGAACACCGAGTATGCTGAAGAATGGATGGCGATAGCCAAGGAGATATGACATGAGCAATATTCAAGACGATGAAGATGCGTACCTGATTGTTCCCGAGGAACACATGAAGAAGGTCGTCATGCCCGACACAGTTTGGGCGAAGATTGGCGATGATGGAGAGTTAGAAGTTATCCGGTGGGACATCATTGAGATGTATGCCACGGAGTACGATTCATTAGGGCGCGGTGGTAAAGATAAGTCACACACCCATGTGATTTGTAAACTGCTTGTGTTGGTACGCAAACAACTGAAGAAAGAATATGACAAGTAAAGAAATAATTTTGGCAGAGATCGCCTTGTGTGTTTGTAGTTTTCTACTTGGCTATGCGGTGGCGATGTGGGTAGGCGCTTAAAGGTTTACACCAAGCCGTCAAGGTTCAATTTGGTTCTCTCACTTGATCAGTACAAGTATCTGTTGGAGCGCAAGAGACGCGCCAAGGAACTCGACGAGCGGGTGACGTACAAGGATCTAGTAGAGAAGTGGGGTATCGCACAGCACCACATGGCTAGTGCGGTGTACCGTGGGATTAAACAGTACGACGACTACATGAAGGAGGAAGAGCGTGTCAGTAACATACGACGACAAATCGCCGCCCGGAGCATGGAAAGAAGAAATGAAAGCCGCGCCGTGGGGGTACGGACAAACACAGCAGCAACAGATAGAACGCGCTTTGCAGAATATTCGCAGAGCGGGACTGTCCGACGAGGCTACAGTGATTACATTAGAATTGAATACTTTGAAGACTGAAGTGGAGTTGTTACGTGGAAATAGAAGATGATATCTTAGACCTGATTCGCGCATTACCTAACGAGGTGAACGACACATCGACAACAACAGAATTTAAATTCTTAACAGTGGGCAGCGTGTTGTGGCAGTGCCACCACGAGATTAAATACTTACGGGCTGAAGTGGAGAGATTGGAACGTGACAGTCGTAGTAAAAAAGGAAAGAAAGTGTACGGAGTGTAAGCGTCAATTCGCTACACCGGAATCGTTCCGATCACATCGATACAAGTTTGGCTCTTGCCGATCAGTTGAAGCCCTTGCAGCGGCAGGGTTTATTGAGACAGGCAAGGGGTGGATCTACACAAGGGAATTGGGTGGGAAATGAGTTTCGTCACGCTCGACTTTGAAACGTATTACGGCACGGGGTTCAGCCTCAAGAACCTGACCACGGAGGAGTACATCCGTGGCGAACAGTTTGAAATTATCGGCGTGGCGATGAAGATTGACGACGATGAGACGCAGTGGTTCAGCGGTACTCATGCCGAGATCAAGGCTTGGTTGAATCAGGTGGACTGGAGTACGTCAGCCCTGCTCTGTCATAACGCACAGTTCGACGGTGGAATTCTTTCGTTCATCTTTGACATCACCCCTGCCTATTACTTCGATACCCTTTGCATGGCGCGAGCCATTCACGGTGTTGATGC